GCCGCCCCCCCCGCCGCCCCCACCCCCCCCGCCCCCCCCTCCCCCGCCTCCGCCCCCCCCACCCCCTCCACCACCGCCACCGCCACCCCCGCCCCCTCCGCCTCCTCCACCACCGCCTCCTCCACCTCCACCGCCCCCACCGCCTCCTCCACCACCACCACCACAACCGTGCAGTCAGGCCTGTCGAGGAGGCACAGGTAGCTATCAGCCGATAATTCCTCCAGATACTACAGGAGATATGTGTGAAGCTGGAGAAATGTGCTGTGATGGCACTGGAGGGATTCTGATTTGTGTCGATGACGACGGTGTAACCAGAGGTGTATGTTGTTGTGCTAGTCCTCCATACAAAGAAAATCCGGTAGAAGGGGAGATGGGATGCTATGGAGCTTGCTGTAGATGTACGGGAGGAACAGTTTGGGCGGATAGTGAGTTTAATGATCCTGGTAGTGCTTTAGCTCAATGCGAAGGAGAAAATGGAAAAGGTCAAAACCCGAGTTATTGCGGTTGTGAAATAAGGGAATTAAATGGTGTGTGGCAATATTCAGGATTTGGAATTTCCTGTACAGATGGCGTACCGCAGAGCGAATGTAAGCAAGAAAATTATCCGGATGCTGTATGGATCGGTTTTACGCAGGATGCATTGTGTTCAGATGTAGATGGAAGTTGCGGCTATAATGCTATAAACTCCTTATCTATAAACAATAATTACATACCCTAAAGAATAGTGTATAATAAAAGTACTCATTATAGACTCATTTTTAAATATAAATTATACTTATGATCATCAATGGATTTAGATATTCTACGCAGTTATTAGTATCTACTAAACTTGAAAAATAGTGTATTAATAAGTAAAGGCCCACCATTACTAAAAGATCTATAAAATATGCCCAAATACATATCAGAAAACGGCCAACTTTATATACTTTACGACAATTGTGAAGAATATATTCATCTTGGACCAGATCCTCAATATGAAAATTCTCATGCTGGTCCTGTCTTTAGGGATATTGAATTATCTGCTTGTTGCGAAGGTACTATTCTTGATAAGGTACCACTGACTCCTACGCCTACAATGACTGTCAGTCCAAGTATTACTCCTTCTTTGTCTCCGACCGTTACTATTTCAGTCACCCCTTCTGTTACTCCTACTATCTCTAATTCTGCAACTCCTACACCAACAGTCTCTATTACTAGCACTAATACTCCCACTCCGTCTATTACTGCTACTTCTACTCCCACAGTCACTCCGAGTACTTCGAATACTCCTAGTATCACCCCATCTTCTTCTGTTACGCCTACCCTTACTCCGACCATTAGTATAAGCGCAACTACTACTCCGACTTTAACACCCACCGCGACCACTACTCCTACACTCACTCCTACGATTAGTATAACCCCAAGTAATACACCAACAGTATCGGTCTCTCCCTCAGCGACACCAAGCGCAACACCGACACTTACACCAACACCAACTTCTTTATTTGACAATCCTAAGGTTGATGTGATTTATTTGACTGATGAAAATGGTAATCCATATGAGCTTTTTAGTATTGATTACAATCCAAACAACGCAAATATACTAGCTGTCGCAGTACCGAGAAGTAATTATACGCACAACATCATAAGCCATGAAATACCAGGATATCCTTCAGATCAATACTATACAGAAGGCAATATGCTTGTTGCAACCGACTCTTACTTTGCTAGTTTTATATACAAACAGAAGATAGTAGAGACTATAGCAAACACTAGCTCTTGGAACTATGATAAATACCCAGCTAATAGAGTATCTAGTGTGTATTTCGACAACACACTGAATAGATGGTTTGTTGGATGTCAGGTAATAGATGGTGAGAATTTAATTTTCTTGTATGGACACAATAATGGTGGTTTTGATAGATTCTTCATTGGTGGCAATTCATCATTAGCAGTTAATGATAGTGACCAAGTAATAAATGGATTATCTTGCGGTCCTACAAAAATATTTAGCGTGGATAATAGTGTTTATCTAGCTAATTCTGATATGATATATATGCTATTAACCACTGATACCACACCAGACCCTAATACGTCAACCATCAATTATACGCATAAATTCTTTGCCCACAAATGTAAAGATATCACCAATTGTGGAATCGAAAGAGACATACCAGATGATACAGCAAAGTTTTATCATAATCTACCGACCATAGTACATAATGCAAATGCACCAAATCAAGACATCAACATACTGTATAACCCTATACCTCTACTAGAAAACCATATTGATTCGCAACCGCATTTTTGCGACACATCCTCTTTTTATCGTGGATACAATCTAACATCATATGATTTAAGTGTAGATGTTTCTTTTGCGTTGATACAGTCCCATGCAGAAATATTATTCACATTTAATAAAAATATTCCTATAGATATCAATAATGTCTCCGTCAAGAGAAATAATCAATATATAAGTCCACTATCATTCATTTTTGATGGTTCTAGCAACACATATACACTCAATTTTAGAGATGACGAATTATTAGATAAGGCACTCAGAGACAAGACTATTCCATATTGGCTAGAGATAAGATTAAATGATTCTAATCTACCATCAGAATTGAATATTCCTCTATATAATGCAGATCTTGGTTTCGGTATAAATCATTTTGAGTTTGACAACAACAAAAATAAACAGGCTGACACCCTGACATTTATAGCCAATCCACAAAATCAGAATAGTGCTATCGACGAGACATATAAATATTATGCAAGCAGTAGCAGCAATTGTGATACTGGATATATTTATAGGATCACCAACAGCAATATGACTGATCAGCTCATGTGCTTACCATTACCTGGCTCTCATGAATATTCATCCATCAAGTCTGTTCTTGCATATGGCCAGTGGATATATACTCTGCTACAAATTGAGCCCGACCCTCTGACAACACCAGCTGCTGATGGTGTGTTTCATTATAATCTCTACAGAGCCCCTTTGAATAATCCAGCCTCTAATGAGTTAATGCTGTACAATATACAGGCAAGAAGATATTTTAGAGATGCTGAATATGTGCCAAGCACATGGACAAACACCTGCATGATAGATTCTCAGTATATTATTGTTGGCATCCCTAACAGCAATACTATTTTGAAAATAAATTACAACGCCCTTCCTTCTATGCTTTCTAGTCCTATAGCATTACCATTATCATACACAGGAGAGCCGATAATTAACATTCCTGGAGATGTTGATGATAGAGCATGTCTATTGGAGTATGATTTATTGAATTGTAATCCTTGCATATTTGGTTCATCTGACATATTAACTGGTCAATGTTCAGATATAACTATAAATGGATTTAAAATCACCTATACAGGATTTAAGGCCAATAGATCCTATTTTATTTTAGAGCCATTATCTGACTCTCTTAATGGTCTCATAGAGGGTGAGCCAATAACCCTGTCCATGACTCATACAAATCTTAATATTAATGAGGCTTATATTTCTTACATATCTAGATCCAAAGGCTTTATGATTATCCAATGTTCTTCTCGAGGTCTGGAAAATGAGCTGGGTTATGGGTGTAATACGGTTACTATTTCAAAAAGCAATACTCGCAGCGATTTTATACCGTAAAAGTGTATAACTATATTAAATAATGGACATTATCTATATGGAAAAATATGAGTAATTACGATATCCCAACCAAAAAATGGTTCAAAAAATTTGATACGCAGGTTTCTGCACAATCAGACAAAACGTATGTTATTCGACTAACAGAAGATTGTGTTAATCAACTTAAAAGTCTAGATGATATACAAGAAGTAGTGGGGCCTAATTATATACCGATCAAATGCCTTGGTATGCCAGGCATGGTTTTGGTTGGATGTTCTGGATCTCATGATATACAAACGCTATCAAAAAATAAAAACATAGCTTCGATAGATAATAATAGAACTTTCTTTATGTATGCACAACCCAATGATTCTCGCTATGGCGATAGTGGACATTGGGGTATGAATAGTAGCAAGGGCTCTTATCATATTAATGTAGAAGATGTATGGGATTCTTTTACAGGAGATGCCAATATTGTTGTTGGTGTTGTTGATACTGGTATCAACTATAATCATCCAGACCTAAAAGATAATGTTTGGATCAATCCTAACGAAACAAGCAATGGACTAGATGACGACAATAACGGATATGTAGATGATATTCATGGCATGAATGCTATTAATGGTACAGGAAATCCTAATGACGATGAAAGTCATGGCAGTCACTGTGCTGGAACGATAGGTGCTGTTGGCAATAATGGGCAAGGCGTAGCAGGAGTTAATTGGACAGTTAAAATGTTTGGTGCTAAATTTTTAAGCAATACTGGTAGTGGTTCATACGCTGACGCAATAGAGGCCGTTAATTATTGCACTACTCTAAAGCAGGCTGGAGTGAATATAAAATGCTTAAACCATAGTTGGGGTGGGCCGATCGATCCTGCTTCAGAAGTAGCTATGAAAGCTGCATTTAAGGCATGTTACCAGGCTGGTATTATGCATATTATGGCAGCTGGTAATAATGCAACCAATAATGACGCCATCCCACGCAGCCCATCTTATATGAGTCCAGCAGATCTGGGTGGAGAAGGGACTATTGTTGTCGGTTCTCATACGGTTTCTGGCAATAGTTCTAGTTTTAGTAATTATGGAGCTAATACTGTAGATATATTTGCTCCTGGTAGCAATGTTATTAGTACTGTTTTGGGCAGTAGTTATGGAGCCAAAAGCGGGACTAGTATGGCTACACCACATGTGTGCGGAGCATTTGCTCTATTATGCGGTCTACATCCGAATAAGTCGATTGATGAAATTAGAACAGGCCTTTTAGCTGGAGCTAAAAAACTTAGTAATTTTACTGGAAGATGTGTAACCGGAGGAATATTGGATGTTAAGCAGGCGCATCAGATACTTTCTGGAACTCCGTCGCCACCCCCACCTCCTCCTCCTGGCCCACCCCCACCTCCTCCTCCTGGCCCACCTCCACCTCCTCCTCCTCCGGGCCCACCTCCACCTCCTCCTCCTCCGGGCCCACCTCCACCTCCACCTCCGCCGCAGCCTACCCCAACTCCTAGTCCAACGAGCAAACCAGATACTAATTATGGAGGTAGCGGACCATGCGGATCTGATTATATCCTAAATATTTTACCCAATTCTCTATATGAAGACACGGGCAAAAAAATATGTTTTCGTATTGGTGGCAGACAATGCTGTATTATTAATGGTGTGATTAGATATAGCTGGCCGACTTGCTCAATACTTAAAGAGCCCACTCCTACACCAACGATGACCCCAACCGCTAGTCCCACCCCTACCTTGACACCAACTATTACTCCTTCTATCAGTGTAACACCAAGTGTCACACCAAGCGTAAGCATAACGGCTACTTGTACCCCTAGTCCAACAGTCACTACAACCCCTAGTATTACGCCTAGTGTTACTCCCACTATCAGCCTGACTCCAAGCGTGACTCCTACTATAAGCCAGACCCCCACCACAACTCCCTCCGTTACACCCACAATAAGCGTTACCCCTAGCGTAACACCAACGATAAGCGTTACACCAAGTATTACTCCTACTATTAGCGTTACTCCTAGCTTAACCCCTACTATTAGCGTCACCCCAACCATTACTCCGCCCGTTACAGCAAGCCCAACACCAACCATCAGCATCACACCTACGATTTCTGTAACACCGAGTATTACTCCGTCAAATACTCCGACAATATCAGTAACACCGAGTATTACTCCGACTACAACCCCCTCCTATTCTCCTACGGTAACGCCAACGGCTACGCCCACAGTTACCCCAACGCTTAGTCTAACAGCAGCAATTGAACTTAGTAAGGTTGAACAAATAGATGATACTGTTAATTATAGAGGTTGGGATATTATAAAACATCCTAATAAAAATATTGTGTTTACTGTTGATACTAGTATGGGTATCAATATGCATTCTTACAATAGCTATTACCCCAGACTATTGTCCTTTATACCTTTACCAAAATATGTTTTCGGAATAGATTTAAATATAACGAGTAATGTTTTAGCCGTTGCGAATTATGCTTATGGTGTACAGTTGATAGGGTTCGATCTTAATCATCTAAAAGGAGGTATGCAATATCTCAATAGGTTCACGGCCAATCAAATTAGAGCAGGCATTCCTGGATATAGTGGATCAATAGATATTAGGGACATTAAGTTTGTTTCTGTTCCGGAGGGCGGTGAAAATAAATCATATCTCTACGCTACAGATCTATACTATGGTTTGCTTACACTAGAATTATCTGGTAATGATATCACACTTCTTGCACATAATAAATATAATCATCCAGATTATCCTCCGACAGACACAAGAAATTATTCGTTTTCTAGATTTTGGGAGCTGGTAGTATCTGCTGATCAAAACTATTTATTTGCTGGATGTTTTGAAAATATATTGGTGATATATGATATTACCAACAAGACATCCCCTGTAGAAATTGCTGCTATAGACCTGCTGCCAGCCGAAAGAAAGGCTGGGGGAATATATGACATTTTGCAAGATCCTTATAATTCAGATTTGCTTTATGTGTCTATGAGCACAAGGGGATTATTTATAATAGACATAGCCAACCCATCAAGTCCTATAATTTTGTCACATTTACCACTTTATTCATCAGCTACGCCGGGAACGCTTGAAAGAACTTTGACTTTGCATGGCATAGTACCAAAAGCACCCCCACCAAGTGAGGACTAAAAGATATGAGTTATGATTATAATGTACCACAAGAGTCTTCTTTTGAGATCAACAATAATATTTCTCAGGCAATAACCGGATCTGAGAGTAAATATATCATTAGACTAAAGCCTGAATTTGTTAATGCATCAACCAGAGTTTCCGATGTACAAAACATAATAGGTGCTAATTATGAGGTTGTGCGTGGTCTAGGTTTGCCTGGCATGTATTCAATTATTCAGGTATCCTCCAATTCTCCCAATAATATCACCAATAATCCTGCCATAGAATATTATGAGACTGATAGGCTCGTAAGTCTTGATCCTCAGAATGCACAGGTCAATACGCTGACTAACGACGATCTTTGGGATGAACTATGGGGTTTGAATCCATTACAGTCTGCTTTTCATATTAATGTTGAAAGACTTTGGAACCAAGGACATACCGGATCAAGAAATGTTCTTGTTGCCGTAATTGATACCGGTGCAGATAGTGATCATGTTGACTTGGTAGATAATTTAAGATGGGATTTGAGCTATGATTCTACGGGTAAAGGAACTGCTGAAGATGGCCATAATCACGGTACCCATTGTGCTGGTACCATTGGGGCTACTGGAAATAATAATATTGGCGTAGTTGGAGTAAATCATCAGGTCGGAATCATACCACTTAAGGGACTAAGTGATGGGGGCAGCGGGACGATATCCACGTTAGTAGCATGTATGAACAGGGCTACGTTCTATAAAACTCAAGGCCATAATGTTGTTGTCACAAGTAATAGTTGGGGCGGCGGCCCACCTGATGCTTCTATACAAACTGCAATAGAAGCAGCCTATAGGCAAAACATAGTCACGGTTGCAGCGGCGGGCAATGACACCGACGACTGCGATTCTCGTAATTGTTCATGGAATTATGCGATAAATGGACTTATCGTAGTTGCTGCCATGGATCGCAACGGGCAAGCAGCCTATTTTAGCAGTTTTGGCAGCAGAAATGTAGATATAGCTGCACCAGGAGGTGCTGGCTGGCGGGCTGGTAACGCTGGGAATATTTGGAGTACTATTACTGGCAATCAATATGATTCTTATCCTGGAACCAGCATGGCATGTCCTCATGTTGCTGGTGCTGTAGGATTATTGGCTAGTATGTTTCCTTCGGCTAGTGCTGAAGACCTTATAAATGCAATTTTAGATAGCGCTGCTCCTACTACAGATTTTGGGCTTTCGGGCAGAGCTCCGGTTTCTTCTCGTGGCAGGCTTGATGTTTTTGCGGCTTCTCAGAGACTCGGATCTCCTTCGCCTCCGCCACCTCCAGGACCCCCACCCCCTCCTCCACCGCCTCCTCCACCTCCACCTCCACCGCCTCCTCCACCGCCTCCTTCGCCGTCTCTATGGACTCAACTTGGAGATGACATTGATGGAGAAAATTCTGGTGACTGGAGTGGTACAAGTGTAAGTCTTAGTAGTGATGGACTTACTGTTGCTATTGGCGCTCCTTGGAATATGGGAAAAGGAGATGACCCTTGGAATATTTATACTGGACATGTTAGGGTTTATAATTATAATGGTTCAAGTTGGGTTCAAAAAGGCTCCGACATAGATAACGAATTCCGTTATGGCGAAAGTGGCTATAGTGTAAGCCTTAGTGGTGACGGTAATACTGTTGCTATCGGCGCACCCAGTGCCACCGCGCCCCTCGCGGATGGTATTAAAAAGGGTCTGGTTAGAATTTACCGTTGGACCGGCTCAAGCTGGAACATGGTAGGTGATTGGATATGGGGCCAAGAGACCGGGGGCCGAAGTGGTTGGAGTGTAAGTCTTAGTGATGATGGAAATACTGTTGCTATAGGTGCTCCTTATTCATGGTCACACGATTCCCCTAATAGCTATACTAGGGTTTATAATTATAATGGCGGAATATGGTGGGAACAACTAGGTCAAGATATAGAAGAAACTGGCTATAGTGGTAATAGTGTAAGTCTTAGTGGTGATGGACTTACTGTTGCTATAGGTGCTAAGTTTGGTGATGGAAAAAATGGAGTTGATTCTGGTTTTGTTGGCGTTTATAATTATAATGGTACAATTTGGATTAAAAAGGGTCAAAATATTGATGGCGAAGCAGAGCGTGATCATAGTGGTAAAAGTGTAAGTCTTAGTAATGATGGAAATACTGTTGCTATAGGTGCTCATACTAATGATGGAATAAATGGAACTAATTCTGGACACGTTAGAGTTTATAATTGGAATGGTTCAAGTTGGACTCAAAAGGGTTCTGATATTGATGGAGAAGCACCTCGTGATCAAAGTGGTTGGAGTGTAAGCCTTAGTAGTGACGGTAATACTGTTGCTATAGGTTCTATTTGGGGTGGAGAGCTACCTTATGCTGCTTATGCTGGACATGTTAGAGTTTACAATTATAATGGTTCAAATTGGATTCAATTAGGTCAAGATATAGAGGGTGAAGCACTTTATGACTATAGTGGTTATAGTGTAAGTCTTAGTGGTGATGGAAATATTGTTGCCATAGGTGCTCCTTACAATGATGGAATAAATGGAAGTAATTCTGGGCACGTTAGGGTTTATACATCCGGAAACGGGACACCTCCACCTCCTCCACCCCCAGGATCTCCACCGCCACCTCCTCCACCCCCAGGATCTCCACCGCCACCTCCTCCACCCCCAGGATCTCCACCGCCCGCTCCGTCATATGGCACTGTGTCTTATATTAAAACTCTTGCTACTGGAAACATAGGTAACAATCAGACCAAAGAGTTTAACAATATTAACATAGGAATTCCTTCTGATGCTAGAAGGTTGGTTATTTTTGGATATGTCGATTATTTTGCTCCTGGTTATATAAAAACAGAGTTCAAGGCTAATGTTAATGGAGTGGACTATAATTTTACTAGATATGGCAACCTTGCCTATGATCGCTATCTCAGCACAGATTTTAACCCTTATTATGGAAGATATGAAATTTATGTATCAGATATTATATCTGTGGGCACAACTGCTAATATCAGTTTTATTAATGGTTCTAATGGTGTCTATACCTACACCAATAATTTTGTATTGTTAAACACATATGGATATGAACATACTGTCAGTATACAAAATTCTGATATTGCCAGCATTACTACGTCCGTATCTGATAATGATCTATTGTTATTATTTGCTAGAAATCCACAGTATGCTACCACAAGCCCTGGTATTAATCCTGCCAGTATTGTGAACAATTATACATATAAAGCACTGTCTGGCGGCTGCGCACACGCTTGGCATAAACACTCTGGCGCCGCAACAAATCTTACATTTAGCACTACTGGTGCAAATTTTGTTCGCAAAATGACAAACGTCAAATTAACAATGTTGCCTCCACCTCCTCCACCACCACCTCCACCGCCGCCACCTCCTCCACCAGCGTCTCATCCGGGTTCTATGCAACAAGTTTATGCTCATAATTATAATGGAGAAATATTTGCAATTAATGTTAAAGATAAAAATAATCCGTATGTTGTGAAAAATACAGATGGTAGCTTTAGAGGATACAAAGGAGAAAGTGGCGGTATTTCTAAAATATATAGCTGGCCTCAGAGCGCAACATCTAATGATGATTATTTTTGGGGCACTAATTTTCACAATGGAACGTATGGTTTTGGTATTTTATATAATGATGCTGATGACATTTTTCAGTTTGGTTTAAAACTATTAGATGTTAAGCTTTATTATTTAAAAATAGTTTTTAATCAAGCCGTAACGAATTTTGCCCATTATGTTCAACAAAGATCTGATATTAGGCTTTCTTACGACATTAATGCTACGGAAAATGAGGCTGGCTCCGGTAGCAAATTTTTAACGTTAAATAACGTAGAATTGTGTCCTGTTATAGATGAAGATGGATATACCAGAGAGTTTATACTGTCTACTACTACTAAAATACCCAATTACTTTAGTCCTATGGGCTGGTATGCACGATGTGCTACTGATAGTAGTGTTAATGATATATTTGCTACGGAAAACGAATGTGATAATTATATAGCTACTATTAGAAATAACGGCCAATGTCCAGATAGCGGTAGTAATATAAATGCTACAAAAATTAGCTATAATCTTAATGATACCAATCCTTATTACACCTCATTACCATATGCATTTGTACAACAAGATAGAAAAGATTTTTATCTTAAAATCCTACCCAACGGTTATGGCGGCACTATCGCTAATGCAAAGAGACCTTTTTATAAACTCAAAGAGCCTTTGGAATATAAAGAGATTGATCAATTTAGATATTATCACGTTGCTGCTGGATATAATGATCCTACTAAAAGAGGATTTGCTAGTATCCCTAAAACTACTGGAGGAGGATTGGGCCGTCCAGCAACGGTGGGGGCTTGTTCTGCAAGACCAGAAGTTGGAGCTATGACTAACGGTAGAATATCATCGTCTATACTTTATGATAGTGCGGTTAAGGTGGTTGCTGGAAAATATCAAACAGTAGCTATAGACAGTGATGGCGATGCTTATTATACTGGCAATAGAAACTATGGACCACTTGATGCTCAGGGAGAGTTTATTAATGCAACTGGTGGAACTATTACAATAGATGGTCAATATAAAATTCACACTTTCACAGGCAATGGAACGTTTACTATCAATAAGCTTCCATCAAATTCTGAATTTGAAATCCTTGTTGTTGCTGGCGGGGGTGGTGGAGGTACAGATACAAAAGCAGCAGGAGGCGGAGGTGGTGGTGGAGTTATACATAAGGAAAAAGTCATAATGCCTACCACCGGCAATTATACAATTAGAATCGGGGCAGGCGGATCTGCTGGAGCAAATGGTCAAGATTCTTCTATTATTGGTAATGGATTATCTCATGTTGCCAAGGGGGGAGGAGGAGCTGGTCGCTCAGGTGGTTCTGGAGGAGGAGGCAATCAGCGTGGTAATGGTGGTAGCGAAACTCCTGGACAGGGATATCCTGGAGGCTCTGGTAAGCCTGGAGATAGCACTATTGCCGCAGGTGGAGGTGGCGGTGCTGGCGGCCCAGGAATTTGGGGAGATGGTAATGTGGCTTGGGACCCTTCGCGCAATACCGGCCCGGCATATCACATGAAAGGTGGTGACGGTGGATTGCCGTATCCTTGCAACATATCTGGAACTACTAAATATTACGCTGGCGGAGGCGGAGGAAGTCCTGAAAATTATGGATCATACCACATAAGAGGTCTTGGTGGCGGTGGCAGAGACAATCACAAAGCAGGTAATCCAGCCGCACTTACTGGTCCGTGGGCTACAGAATTCTATAGAACCCAAAATCCAGATTATCGATGGCCTGCTTCTGGTGATGGCGGCGGGGCAGGAATAAGTGGTAAGCCAGGTTCAGCCAATGGGGCTAATGGATTACCAAATACCGGAGGAGGTGGCGGAGGAGCTAACGGTCGGGGCGGAAGTGGTATAGTGATTATAAAATATAAAACCCAGCAGACACTAGGCGATCAACACTTTTTTGAAAAAATTCCAGTATTTAAAAAACGACCATCGTTAACCCCTGGAGGTCCGGATGTTTATGCTCCAATAAGAGTAAACTTTGTAGATGCTGCTATTATGACCTATGATCATAAGGGAGCTAATACCTATAGCAATGATACATATTCAGTATTTTTATTAAGTGATGCTGGCGATCTATACGTTTTTGGACATAATTATGGACCATTTTGTATATCTTATGAAGATGCTGTACCTGGAGCCAAAATTATTAGTAGAAATAATACTTACCAATTTCCATTAAAGCATATACAGTCTATATCTGCTGGAGCCGATCATATCATAATCAATAGAAGGGGCGTCATATATGGAATGGGCTCCAACACTAGAGGCCAGCTCGGTTTTGCTAATACTGTTAGTTATGTTCCTGAATTTACTGAACTGCAATTAACTGGATATTCTAATGGCAGAATAGAAAAGGCTGTGTGTGGAGCTTACGGCACAATGGTGTTATTAAAAGATAATCGTGGATTGGCAGTATTACAAACTACAGGAGATAATACCTCTGGACAATTAGGTATAGGATTAAATCCTTCAAGTTCTATCAACAATCACCAGTCTTTTGGCTTCCGCATTATTAATCACACCTATCCCATCAAAGACATATTTGCATCTAATTGTACAGACCCATATTATTATGTTCCTCCTTGTAACGGTAGGAGCGGATCTGGTTGTGATGCGCCTGTTGTAAGAGCTAGATATAATTGTGGGTTTATAGACACAAGAAATTATGTATACATCTGGGGAGACAATAGTTTCTATCAAAATGCGAGAAATGAGTCCCCAACCACTCCAATAGGTAGCGCTGTTACAAATGAAGGCAGTATCATATCTCCTTTATATGTGGCGTGGACTTATAGTGCATTTAGAGGAGATATTACTAAGGGGTCTACAATAGTAAGAAATATTCCATCAGCGTATGCCAATCAGATTAAAGCTGGATTTTATCCCAATATATCAGCCTCTTCTGCTTCATTAACTGCTGCTTCGACCAAGTTTACTGACTCTAACGGAGAACCAAGAACCAGTTTTCCGGTCAATACCAATAGTTCTACCAACTCCAATATCCAATCTGGCATGTGGATACAAACCGGCAATTTAGCGGGTTATGGTACGGGCATACAGAGGGGTCAGATTATATCTTTTGTTGGGAATACTATTACTGTATCTGGACATCACACTCTTGCCAATGGTACGGTTATACATGCTAAAGCTTTTGAGCAATACACAAGAATAATTTCTTCTAGCACAGACGCAAGCGGTAATATAGAAGCGGAATTAAACAATCCTGCTCAGTGGACAGCCACAAATACGGTACTGTATTATTTTTACCGTCTTAGAGCTAAAGAAGCGGCCGCTGGCAAAGATGGTATTGCCGTGATAGATACGCTTAATAGGCCTATCGTTTGGGGTTACGACAAGGCATATAGGGCCTGTAGCACCATAGATGTTCCGACTAGGATACCTTGGATACTAGACTGGCAAAATAATGACTATTATAGCCTATCTTATGGATTAGACCATTTGTGTTTTGTGAGAAAAATCCGACCTGGCACCTGATGAAAAGGTGTATTTTATACTACAGCAGGACCCTTTAAAGAAAATAATATGCAATATTATAAATTCCCACAAATTGAAGATACGGATAAGTACCATCTAGAGGATACAAAATTATACTGTCTAGACTATTGCAAGGAGGGTTCTAATCTAGGCGTGTATCTTAGCGACACAAGAGCAGATAGCTCGATGGAACCTTCTGGTAGAATAGTTTATAAACACATTCAACCCAAATTAGTTTGTTCGCTTTTTGATCCTTCTTTATCTCAATCATCTAATCCTGTTAGTCTTATTGCTGAGTACCTATTTCCTTATTCGGGAAATAATTCTTTGTATGATTTTTTTAGATCTAAAATAAAAATATTAACATATAAAAATGGAACACCAAATATTATTGCTATTACAGCGATAAAAAAATATGATGACTTAAATTCTCTCAATCCTGTGAACGAGTCTGTTGTAATGTTTTTACAACTAAATTTAAACTCTTTGAATCCAGGTGATCCGCTTAATTCTTTTGTAATTATAGATGCAACCCATAAAGAAACAGAAGATGGAATAAATTATCTAACAGCAAATGATTTATCAGTTAATGAACAAGATAAAATATTATATGTATCATATGCAGAAAAAATTATATGCATAGACTACTCGGATTTAGGGAATATCTCGAAGGTTTCTGAATATAAACCCGTACTCAATCCGAATAGACTAAACAATATAAAAAATTTAGAATACGACCCAGAGAATAAGATATTGGCTTGCCTAACAAATAACGCAAATGATTTGTATGATACTATCTTATTTACATATTTTTCTAATGTGACGAAGGAGTTAATATTCAGATCGTCATATACTGAAAATACAAATATGCACTATAGTAATTTCAAAATCATAGATGATTACATATACGTCAATAATATTAATTATTATGATAGTCAAGGAGAATCAACGCTTAGGTCTACTTTGGGCATACAGATATTATTTAATAATGGATCTAACTATCTTGACATACAAAAAAAGAATGTTCTCAGATTTGGAGAATATTGGAATGACACTGTGATGCCCGCCAATTTAGCAGATCCTGGGTATATTGCGTATCGTGCCCATAGACATTATTCAATATTAGGAATATACGATAATAAACTCTATAGCTTTGTAGCGCCTAGCCCTGCTATGGTGAATGTTGATGTAGATAGCATAGATTATGATTCCTATATTGTACAATATGATTTGTCAGATAGAGAAAATCCTATCATGAACGGATCAGATGCAATAGTCCCATCTGTCTATCTAGGCAAAAATAGGAGTCAAGATCGAGATTATATACCTATGAATCTATTGTCTATATATAGCGACAATATTACGGGAGATTATACATTTGTAAAATACGGAGGAATATATCCCGATCAGCCAGAAAAAGCATTAGAAATAATTAAAACAAATCTAGTAGATAGCAGCAACTTTTCTCTGTATCAGCAGATAGATTCTTTATCAGATAGATTTTATGATATGGATTATCTGATGGTGCAGGATACAACAAATCTTTCTCTTAGTCATCAATTTTTAGCAATAGCTCAAGGAACAGATGGTTTTAGATTGATGACAAATGATACGGCCGCTAATCAATACAGACTATTAATACAAATTAAGCCACAACATAACAGCCAAAATATTAAGATTACAACAATAAATATTGTGAATAAATATAATCATTCTACTTCTTTCTCTATAGTTTGTTCAGGAGAGGGTATTGTATTTGTTTATAACGTAGAAATAGCTTCGGGAAATGTATCCTTAATACAGACCATCGATCTGGCAACAGAATTGTCTTTAAGTGATTATGATGAGCTAATTAATAAACATGCACATTGGGATGGATTATATAATCTTTCAATGGGTATTGAAGGGTCTATGTACATGCCACTAGAAGTAATAAGGACAAGGTAGTAATGAGTGATCTTTATCCACTACAATCTATGAGTAGTACACCAACCCCTACACCCACACCATCTATTACGATGACGCCGATCGTAACGAATACCCCGACTGCTACGGTTACTCCCACGCCAACTCTATCTAGAAGAACAAGAAATACGCATTTAATTTATGCCCATACCAAATATGATCAGTCATCAAATCAAATCAGTCTAGAACCACTGAATCATATATTGTTAACAGATAAAGATACTGGCAACCCAATTGCCGATGATATGACACTATTAGGACTATCTTCCAACGCCCGTTCTTGGACGTATGACTCTGGATTTACTCAGAATAGGGTCCTGTGTTTAATAGACAAAAAACCAAAAGATAATAATACTAGATATCTAAATGGCAATTTATATGTGGTCGGTGATTATGCGGCCATTGTTGATGAGCCAATCCAGAGTGTGGAAGCCACGCTTCCTGGTAAAATTGTACCACTTGGAGATTTTGATAGATCTACTAATCTAAATTTACCTCCAACCGGACAAGAATACAAATGTAATATATCTATCAAATCCATAGCGTCCAGAGCTAGAAAATACGAATTCAATAATAGATTAGAGCATAACCGCACCTATGTACCAAGACTCAAATCTGGGGTAGCCATCTTAGATCGACTGGGTTCTTATTTTCCAGATTGGAGTCAAGATTTTAATAATCCTACAGAGCTATCCATTTTAGCTGAAAATTATATATTTGGAGATTATTTATCTGCTGCCAGAAAATCTGCAGTTAGTACTGCATATCATCCTAGATCGGATATGTTAATCGTAGCTACCATAGACGATTTGGGTAGTGGAGAAATAATATTTTTTGACGCTAAAACAACACAGCTACATGAATTATATAAAATTAGTTTTCCTGTTGATGGCAGCGGATTATCTAGTGTAGATATTATTTTTGAGGTTTATATTAAAAGCCAATATTCTCATGAAGATAAACTTTTTGTTAATATGGCTGGCAATAATGGTACAAAAAACATAAAAATATACGACCTGTCAAATATTCTGGATGCTGTCACACCGATACCCTCACCCACCCCCACCCCTACACCATCAAATACCCCAAGCAGGACACCTGCACCAACCAGGACTCCAACATCCACGCCAGCAACTACTGCTACTCCAACAACAACGCCAATACCTCCTAGTATAACTCCCACCAAAACACCAACTGTTACGCCTAGTCCTTCTTTTGAAATAAGATATCGTTATACTAGAGATACTATAGCTTTAGAAAATCTCATCCCCTGTAGAAAATATGAACTAACTTTGGAAATAGATCCTATTCAAGATGGATCAGCCAGTATACAAATTTTAGATTCTGACGACATTAATCGTACTCAATTTGATAATATAATAACATTTGAAAGTCAAAACATACAGAAATATTATCGATTAAATGACAAAAATACACCAATAGCAAGTGATGAAAAAACATATCAAGAAATAGTATATACAGTTTATCACCAGACAACCCTAGATAAGGCTGTTATATCTTTTATATTAAAAGATTTAGAAACTGGAGAAATTACTAAAGAAACAAGAATTGTTAAGTGTGGCAATAAAATAGAATGTGATAAGCCCAGAGTAGACTGTGTTGATCATAATATCAAATGCATAGAACAAAACCCAGATGGTTCTTTTTCTCTTTATGTCGCGCTAGATCCTGTCCCTAATAGCAATATAGAAGACTATTACTATTATGTAAGAGACAACAAGTGTTGCTTCGTGCAGGAGTCAATAAATGATGGAGAATGGAAGGAGTCCAATGTCTTATCTTGTGTTAATTCTATACCTTTGCCGCCTACGCCGACGCCCTCTATTACCACCACGCATACGCCCACCAGCTCATCAACACCCGTACCTACTGTAACACCAACTCTTACACTAACCCTGACCCCATTTCCTACTATCACTCCGTCACCAACAAAAACTCCTACGCCCACGACAAGCCCACCAGTACTGCCTCCAATTACTGATTGTGAGGGTGTTATTTGTGTTGCTTTTATTGATGAAAATGCCAACAGTCCTTCGCGAACCTCTTTTGGAGGCGAGTTTGGTTTATTCAGATCTGCATTTTCTAAGAGATTACTATTTGTTATGGATGTAAGCTGGACAGAAAATAATGGCAATGGCCAAATGTCATATCCTAGTAATTTTCTATCTGATTCTAGAGCTTTTAGCTACTATGACAAGACAGGAAGATATATACCAAGAGGAGGTAGCTCATCTTCTGTAGATGCATATCAGCTCATGCTGGATATGGTCAATGATACTGGAGATCAGCAAATTATAGACGATTTTCTTAATGCTACAGAACTGAGTCTTTTTGTTGATGATTCTGGAAGCATGCGGGAATCCCAGATTATAGCCACCAAAAATTTGCTTATTGAAACAATACAATCCAAGGGAATGACTTTAAGAGAAAATGTTGTTAATGGAAGTGAAAATGTGATATGTCCATTTATTACTACTAGCTGCTGCGGCTGGCATCCAGATGCCGAAACTCTAGCTGCTGGATGTGGGGTAGCGGTATGCGATCCAAAACCTAGTAATACGCCCACTATGACACCGACTCCTACACAAACACCTGTGTTCTATAGACCTCCAAGGCCAGAATGTAATCCGGATCGCCTTCCATTTATACCCAGTGGAATAACAAATGATGGCACTCCAGGACCAAGTAGGTTTGCGGTTTACAATGCGTCAGCCAACGGAACTGCAGTACTCAGATGGGATGGTTCTAATGCCATTTCGGAATATGTTGTAGAATATAGGCCTGACGGCGACGATTCATGGTATCTCGTTACAGCAGACTGTATATCTTATGACACAAGAACAAATAGGGCATTCATCAAAGGACTAGATAGTTCTACCAGTTACGATTTTGCTATCGCATACCTTAACTCTTCTACAGTCAGTGACTTTTCTATATATAAAAACTTTAATCCAAGCACGTCTGCTGCAGAGCCGTGCATCAAAAAGCCTCATGATTTACTGCCAGGTGAAATAATTGTTTCCACAGAATTCGTCGGAGATCAATATTATTATATCTTTAATGGCAAATCTTCCAGAGAACATTACTACTTAGTACAAGAAGGAGATTACGTTTTTGTAAATAACAATCCTCATCCGATTGCATTTTTAAATCAAGGTAAGCCATTAGGATATATTGGTGATTATGTAGGTTTCAGACGGGCTGCTGATGGTAATATTTATAATTTCTATGATGGAAATGTAACTGTTAATATTTCTGGAGATTTTGGTATTGTTTCATTTGAGTGTTTTTATCATGGTTATATGGGTGGCGAACAAGGATTAAGGTTCTATTGTAGTGAAGAAAGACAGCCATTGCCACCGGCATCTCCTCCACTCCTACTTGTTGATAATCTTAAAAGGCCTGATGATAATGAATAATTTTAATATACAGAATCATTTAGAAGATATACCAAACCAGATACAAAATTGTAGAGGCGAGCCGTTCATATCTCATTGCTTAGATCACGAAATATCAGTATCTAATAGCTTGGCGATTAATCCAAATATATGGAGTGATACAGGAATAGATTTGGCTACAGGCGATACTATTACTGTATTGATTAGAGGTTGCATATGTGAAGAGTCTACACAGCTATTAACAGAAAGCAATGAAGTCATTTCTCCGGAATCTGGTGGAAGCATTAGTGCTATGAACGATGGAAATTGTTCTGATGCTGTTGGCTTGGGTGATGGGTCTTTAACTAATAAAGTTTTTGGGACAATACTTCCCCTGGGGATTAACCCAACATCGTCAAATCAGACAGATATTAGCCTATCTCCCAACACATCAGGACATGCGAAAATATATACAGCACCAAATACCGGTAGGCTATGGCTATCTTCATACTCTACCAATTATGATAATGACAACACCTTTTATTATTGTGTGTCTATTTCTGTTGATAGGGTGACACCAACACCAACCCCCACATCGACCCCAACCCCAACCATAACAAGCACATCAACACCAACGCCCACTACCACGACTACCAACACCCCTACGTCAACACCTACACCTACCACATCTATTACTGCCACCCCAACTATAACGCCAACACATTCCCCAACACATTCTCCGACTTTGACCGCAACACCCACAGCAACACCTACGCCTACTATTCCTGATTGCAGCCAACAATACGATAGCATGGAAATTTATGACGGTATGATGGGAGAGATCGATTCGGCTGATCACTATTTGTATTTAGCCGACGGATATGCCGGTATTAAGGTCATAGATATACGTACTGATTCTACTTTGAGAACCATATCATATGTATTGAAAAATCAAAGTATCAATCTATTGTCCCTTTCCAATTTGTATCACAGACTTTATATACCAAGAGATAAAAAAATATCTATATACAATACAGTTAATATTAATTCTATAAGCTTTGTGTTAGATATCGATTTGTCTGCTATATTTACCAATGCTAATGAAACTTGCGTAGATATTAGGACCGATGACATCAATAGTCACTGTTATATAATTTCTAATTATGGTAATTTTGTCATATTAGACACTTTAACAAATTCTGTATTAAATAGTATCTCATTGCATACTGCTCATTATTATGGCAAAAACTGTATAGACATAAATAATGGATTTGTATATATTGCAACAAGAGGTGGTGCTAGTGCTAATATATATAAAATACAGCAAAATACAATCACAACATCCAATCTATCTATTATAACCATACTAGAAAATGATAATAGTTATGGATATTTATATCCGACTGATATTGCCATTATAGACGATTATATGTATATGGCCAGCACACTTGGTAATGTTTCAATTTTTGATATTGCAAATTTTGCATCGATATCTGTACTGAATACGAACGGCAATGCCAATCACATACTCAAGGATTGGGAAAACGATCATCTTTTTGTCTGTAATTCTAGTTCTCCATTAGGTGTTTATGAATTAAATAATTTATCCAATCCAGAGCTTATAAGTACGATAGACAATGGATTATTATCTTCTAGAAATTCAGTTCTGTCTAGTAATGGTCGCATACTAGTCATTATTAATAGTCGAAATATACAGCTGATTAAAAACTGTATTACGACTTTCAGAACTACTCCAACACCAACCCCTACTACAACTACAACACCCAGCCTAACACCTAGCAACACACCCACACAGACACTTACTCCTACACTTACTCCTACAAATAGTGCCACCCCTACTCTTACCCCCACAAATAGCGTTAGCGCAACCGTTACTCCCACAATTACTGTCACAAATAGCCAGACACCAACAAACACACCTACGCATAGTATCACTCCAACATTAACACCAACACAGTCTGTGACTGCATCAAATACTCCGACATTGACACCAACGCCCTCTATCACTCCGAGCATTACTCAAACTATCACCCCTAGTGTGACCCCAACATTAACTATCACACCCACAATCACAATGAGCTTGTCTGCAACAGCAACACCAACCCCAACTATTACTCTGACATCAACACCGACTACAACGCCTATTCCAAGGCTGAATAGAGCTAATTATAATAATGCAGCAATTTGGAACGGCGTTAATGGTAATGTTACAACAGTAGGCACAAACGGAACGTCTAGTTTTTATGGCACATATGATCAGTCTGGCCTATTATATGAATGGACCGATGGAATATTGTCGGGCTCCAAGGTTGTTAGAGGGGGTTATTACGGCAGTGCTTTTCAGGCGCTGTCTTTAGCATACAGAGCTAATACGGACGCTAGATATGGATATCCATATGTGGGATTTAGAATAGCTTGCCAAGAAAATGTAAATAGCTCATTATTAGATTTAGTGACCGTTGGAGATATTGGTAATGCTAATCATATTAGTGGATTTGGCTCAGTAGGATACGGCTATAAGATAAGCAGCTACTTGATCACCAATTCTCAGTATGTGCAATTTTTAAATTCTGTTGCCAATAATACGGATCCTCATATACTGTATAACAATATTATGTCGAGTGATGCTCGTGGTGGCATATTAAGATATGGTTCGTCAGGTAATTATACTTATGTCTATAAGCCCAACATGGGAGACAAACCTGTCAATTATGTTAGCTGGTTTAGTTGCGCAAGATACTGCAATTGGATGCACCATAATGCACCTTCTGATATTGCAGAAAATCCTGATACAGTTACGGAATCGGGAGCTTATGAATTAAATGGTGCCATGTCGGGAATATTCAATAAAAATTCTTCAGCCATTTTCTATGTACCAAGCGAAGATGAATGGGTAAAATCAGGACATTATAATGCTTCTATTGGTGGATACAGGGCATATGCTACCGGCTATGGATTAGCGCCCGCGCCTGTTAAGGCAGATGTCGATGGAGACGGCTCTTTTAATTAGGAAATAAAATATGGTATATAATAAATTTGAGACTCTACCTGAAGAAGTCGAAATCCTACAAAATATGGTCCTGCCTGACCCTAAGGTGATTATTGAATTTAACGGCTCCGGTATTCATACTATTGCGGGTCCTACGCCACTGATATCTCTTTCTAGCAATTTCAACAGATCTGCAGTTGGCCAATTAGATAGTGTGGAAAGAAAAATAACTCTCGAAGGACAGATAGTTAGATCTGCTAGTAGAAACTTTACCAACGCTCCGTTACCGGAAAGTAGTGGTGTCAGAGGCTTGGTTTCTGCCCATGAACAGTTAAAATCTCTATTTTCAGAATGTAGTGCCGGAACAATTGCAATATATTGTGATGGTGATAAATTTTTTGAGAAACACAATGTTAGAGTAGATAGTATAGAATTTAGTTCTCAAAATAATTTTACGCAAGTTGCCGATTATACTGTTAGCCTTAGTTTCTTTGAGTCGGGAGTGCATGGATTTTCAGTAAAGAATACTAGCGATGAGTGGAATATAGAACCTTTGGAAGATTATACCTATATTGATTTCCAAACTACGGTATCTAAAAAGGCCGAACAGCATAATCCTCATTTGAAACCCTTTCCGCCAGACAGATTTTTGCCCAATGCAGACAATCAACTTCAGATAGTCGACGTTCCGAGATATAAAATTACTAGAAAATTATCTGCTGCAGGACTACCCACAACAGGATCTAGCGGATGTACCGATGCTGGCGTTAATGGTTCATACTTAGAAGCTAAGAGATGGGTTGCGTCAAAATTAGTTACTGCTTTTGACAATACTAATAATAGTAATTCTATTCTTAATAGTGGATTACCAGCATTTATTGAAACCCCCAATTATTCTTCTTTTACAAATACCTATTTGTATAATCATGTTAGGTCAATTAACTATAGCATTTCTGAAGGCACATATTCGGTTACAGAATCATGGCTTGCCATGCCAACAGGTATTAGATATACCGAATCTTTTGATATAGATATTGGTACCGATGAAAATTATGTGAAAACCGTCACAGTAAAAGGTGAGGTTCAAGGATTATATCTTAAGGATTTGGACACTATGATCGGTAGTGGCGGTACTGGTCTAGTGCCAAATGAGAATAATATTATTAGCGTAGATTATGACAAATTATTGGACAATGATACACAAGGATCTGCTCCTGGTGGAGGCGCCAATATATCCATAAGTAAGAATATTTATCAAAACGCTATGAGCGGATTTATATATGAAATTAAACCTTATATTTATAAAAGGGCTAGTATTGGAGTTAACGACAATTACTATAACCAATATTGGCATGACCCAACCACTACTGACCCTAGATTAAATTCTAAAAATAACACACCTGGTAATGCTCCACAAATTAGAAATCCTACGTACACTAAAGAACCACAGCTTAATATTATTCCAATCAGCACTTCGGAATCTCATAATATCAGAAAAGGATCGGTGAGCTATACCTACCAATTTAATAATAAAGCAAATATTGCCACAGGAGTTATTAGCTCTAATATTACTATAGACACAACTTTTCCCAATGATGTATTTGCAGAATCTTTCGTACTAGGAAGACAGCTGGGTCCTGTTTTACAGGATCTTGGAACCATTACTACCGCCAAAAAAAGTATAAATATAGAAGTTAACGTTGTTCCGCCAAGAAGTCTGGACGGATATTTAATGGATAATGTTAATTGTCCTTTATATACTGGAGGAAATATTTTTAGTACAATTACCGGTATTGCCGAAGCCCTAAAGCCATATGGTGACAAACCAGCCCATCTCGGTTTCACAAACAATGTTAATGACGCAGGAAAAGTATTTGTTGTAGGTAATCAAGAAAGTTGGAACCCTATTCAGGGCAAATATAATTTACAGCTATCGTATGCTTACCAACCATGTAAATTAGGAAGATCTTTTAGGGATACATAATGCCAACTCAACCATGTAATAATGAAAAGAAAATAGCTCAAACATTATTCCTTGGTGCTAGTGTTGCTAATTTTAATACTAGTCTAGGATGGGGGTCTCAGCCTTCACAACTCACCGTTAACCTAATAGAAGATAAGGTCTCACCATTCTGCGACAAATACGGACAGCCGATAGCTTCCCAATTTCCTGCATACAAGGGAAAGATTATTCCTAATCACTATCATGATTGTTTAGGTGACGATTGTTATATGATAGCGGATGGTTCGCCGTTTGATTCATCTAAACATGCATATTCTGACAGGTTAACATTAGGAAAAGTCTATTATAAGATATATAATAATCCTCCGGTTTTCCCTAAAAGCAATAAAAGCAATTGCGTATTGTCTGAATACTGGTTTAATCCAGATCCAGGATTTATAGGCATTCAGAATAGATTAAATCTAGACGGATCATATCTAAATATCTATGAGCCACTAAATCAGAATCTTAATCCTGGTTATGATATTATCAACTGTCCTGTATTTTTTAAGGTTGGAGACTTTTCTTTTGGAGGGATGGTGCAGTCCTGGAGTAGAAGCCAGAGTAATTCTGGGGATGTGATTACTGTTAATATCAACGATATGAAATCCGTTTTGTCCAATTGTTATATTATTCTGGATAAATTTTCAGGGGCAGTATATAGTAAAGTAAAAGACGCTTTAAATTTTTATGGTGGGCCCAGAAATTGGGCTGGTGATCAGGTAGATTATTTTGGAAGATTATATCATGGTAATGTTCCCAATGTTTTCAATATTTATGGATTCTTGGAATCTTTCGGCACTGCTGGTTTTGGCGGATCTAATAAAAATAAGAATGGGATATCTGTTAATAGTATTGTAGATGCCTTAAGTGTTTTATCTAGCAATATTCCCATACAGAATGATTTATTTCAATCGTTGCAGGCCGGTTATGCCCCCAAAAGCGCCTTCTCTCCTTTTTGTAGAATATTGACAAAAACCCCCCAAACATCCGATACGTTTCAAAATATTTCTTCTTCTTTTAATACTTTTGGTATTATTCCCCCGACACTTAATTTCTCCGATAATGTCGATAGGTGTCAATTTGTTTTAGACCTGAGTGAACTTCCTAGATTTTCAGCTAATTTTAGATTAGCCGATCCTGTTATATCTATTACAGATTTTATTTCTAGAATATGTGAAGAATCTGGAAATGATTTTCTTGTTGATATGCACCCAATAGTTCTAAACGGATCTAATTATAATGTTATTAAAATAAAGCTTGTATCGAGAAACTCTCAGCCTTCTCCCATACAGATTGAAAGCAGTGTCAACCAATTATTGTGTGATGGATATAATGTTTCTTCTGCAACTTACGGAAAAGAAAAAAATGAAACAAATTTAAAAAGCATTGTGGTAGGAGCCAACCAACAGAGACTATTACAAATCAGATCTAATAGGCTGGCATATACTCAAACCAATTTGGTTTTTAACAGTAGAACAATGGAATTTGTAAATTATGACACCCTTGGAAACAGCCCTACCTCTACATACAGATTTCATCATGGACAATACAGGTTCCCATCTGCATTTTCTACCAACAATCCAGATTTATCCAAACAAATCAACCCAAACCAATCTGATCTATATGACTCTAATGAGGTTATTTCAAATACAATAGCAAAAAATGATTTTAGCAGTATAGACACTAAATACAGGGATCCTATTTCTGCTCCTAATCCACAAAATTGCGGCAACTATTATAGCACAATTAATATTCCACAGTCTGTACCTGTAGAATCTAATGATCCTGGTAATTATTGGTCTTTTAACAGTGGTGATGTACTTGGTAAGACTTTAAGATTTTTCCCTATGTTTAAGGATGCGATATGTCCCTTTTTTGGATTTGTTAGAGATGAAGAAGTAAAAATAGACACATCTCAAAAAAATACAGATTATAGAAAAATCAGGCCTGTCTATTTGGATACTTGGACAGGTCAGATTTGTGTTTTGCTACAGGTGCATGAATTTCCGCAGATTAGTTTGGACATTATTCCTACAATAGTATCTAATGGTAAAGGCTATATATTAATTAGCGAAAGTGAAATTAGGGCTGCTTTGGCTGGATTTGATAATTTTTTAGTTTATTGTTTAGCGAAACAATATAGGCCCGATTTGCTAGAGTCTGTTAGACTTGGACATCAGCAAAAATATTACAATAAATTATTATCTGAAGGAATTGCCCCAGCAAAAGCTTTAGATATGGCCAAGAAAAAATATGACTGGTTCTGGAGGCAAGTACATGGAAATATCGCTGGTCCTTTCGGTCAACCAGTGGAGATAGCACCCGCCAAAAATGATGGAGCTAGCTATATAGATCAAAAGGCAATGCAGGATTTGCAAATTTTACATCAATTTGTAAACCAGATAGGATCATATTATGGTAAGCAGTATATGGTTTCTTTACCTAATTTAGAGAGCTATAAGGATTCACAATATTCAGGAATTTCTTTACCTACTGCCGCCGGTGACTGTTATGTATTTAGTGGAGATGGTGATGTATACTACAACTATGAGCCAGTCTCAGAAGGAGCCTGGGAAGAACCTGGCAATATCATTGACGATGCTATTGCTGTAGGCGGCAATAATTACTATGCTTTGTCTGAACAAGATGGCAGGATTGGGACAATACTAGGATATAATACTAACAAATATTTTGACTACACTAAGGCAGAAATGTGTAAATTTGCACAAAATTTGTATAACAATAACTTAGCCGCATTGGATGATCAAAAAATAAATCCGGCCTGGAGTTACCAAATTTTTGATGAAATACTGAATATTAGAGAAACCAGCTGTCCCGAAGGCGGCTTTATATATAATAACGTCAATATTTCTGCATTACCAACAACCGATTATGTTACAACAACTTCTCCAGGTTCCACTCAAGCAAAAGACGCTTGGTCCTATAATATTCAGGCAGAGCCCATTAGGAAAACATATGTTAAAGCGCAAGTAGATCCAAAAATTAATTATATCGATGCTCAGCAGTTTTTGTTGCCAAAGGCTATAGTTACTGCTCCTGGCTTAACATTAAATACGAGCAGTAGCCAATATAAAAAAGACCCCAATAGAACTGTAGTGTGCAATGTGTCTAGCGAAGACCTCATTATGTACATGAAAACCACTAATGAAAAATATTGGGATTATGAATTTATAGCATACCTATTGTATTATATAAGTCCCGTATTCCAAAATATATTTAAGGGCAATTATGCTGTGTCTAGTGATGAATCGGCTAATCATGTAGAAATAGCACCAAAAGCAGCTCATCCCTTTTTTGCCGGTATACCTATTAAGTTAAATAATGCAGTTTATGGGCCATGGTCTAATAATGTGTACGTTGACTATCTACGATCTCCCAATTCCATTTTTCCTCCAGGAACTGAAATAAAGACTTCTGATACACCACCATATGTATGTACCACTAAAGCAATAACGGTTAATCCAGAACAAGCCAAAAATCTTATAGACAATTTTATTGGTCCCACTTCGATTGAGGTAGATGAACAAATGGCTCCGTGGAACTTCGGCGGGTCAGCATACATGGATCAGGTAGCAAATATTACAGCATACTCCAAACTTAATTATCAGAATATCATAGAATCTGCGCAGATCAACATGCCAGGACTGCCATTATTTGATTTGGGTTCTGAATTTGGAGTAGCGGCTATCAATAATAGGAATATCGATCTTACCCCTTTAATATCTGTAAATAATTATTATTATATAGATCAAAAGTTTATATATCAACATGATATATTAGATAATTTTGGCTGGATAGATTTGCCTAATAAATTAGTTCCTAATCTAGGATCTATGATAAACAATAGAACCGCATCAAATATTGATGCTTATTATAATACTATAGCTATTAATACTCCAATTAGTAGTCCAACCACCGTTATTACTAATATACAGGTTAACATCGGCAATGACGGAATAAATACCACATATTCTCTGAGAACATACACTAGAAAACTATCTTTATTCAATAAAACAGAAATCGATAGGATATCTAAACAGGGACAAGAAACAATACAAAGAAATAAACAAATAGCTTCAGTAAAACAGCAAAATAAAAATATAGAAATACAGCAATACAAAACTAGAGAAGACAAGAGGCTGACAGAAAGTAATTCTTATTTTGATAGTATAGGTTTTAGCAGTAAGCTCTTTGGCTGGAGTCCTACTACCGTATTACTAGGTCAAGCTTCTCCATACCTTAAGAGCCTCAATACTAGCCCTGATTATATTCCTCCAGATTCTTTATATGTAAAACCAGATGAATTCGCATCTCTTGGCAAGGGAAGAAAGCAATACGACCTACCAAGCGGAAAATCATTGGGTGATGATCAAACCACCAAAGACCCAGATTTGCTACAAAATTCCGATACTTTTATGCTGACGATGCAAAATACCACAAAATATAAAACTGATGTAGGTATATATGAGCTCAAAGAAATCAGAGCTCAATTAGATCAAGATTATGGCATGCAGTCTGCGATGAGCCTTGATGGAATTCTGTCTCCTGTTTCTTTTTACCCGACCAATAAAAATAGCACATACAGCTATGCAAAATATGATACAGAATTTTGTCCATTTTGTAGAGGTAGTAAAAAAATAAAAACAGAATATAAATGGTATACAAACAGAGACACGTCTTCCATTACTGAGTATATATACTGCGATAGATGTGAAAGAAAAGACAAAAAATTAAAATATAGCCTTTCTTCTAGCGGCGGGGGCGGCGGCTCATCTGAGGTTTTGCCTCCTTATATTATTAGTAATTTGTCTACTTTAGCATTACTAGAACAATTTAAAAGTTTCGGAGGTTCATCCAGTTCACAGTCTTCACAGTCTGGTGGGGGCTCTTCTATTAATCTGATAAGTTTGAACCCAGTTCTTTCTGCACAAGGAGATTTTAGAAATCCTAATACACAGAATTATGTTGGAGAACATCCAGATGGCAAACATCCAAAACTGACTATTGGTAGCAAAGACAGGCCATTTATTGATAGATGTAGACACAGCATTGAAATTGTCGGACGCGGATCGATACCTCAACAAAACATTACCATTACAGACAATACATATGAATATATAGATGGTTATCAGCCAGATTTTCACAATGAAGACTTGGCATTGATGGATGATATCAAAGAAAGAAACACCGGTGCTATTCCGTTACTTGATAAATATCAAATGAATCAAAGATTTATGGGACTGCGGGGACCATTAACAATGCACGCCTGGGGATACGACACAGAAGGATATCCTGTGCCTAATGCTGCTGACGAACCATTGTCTGTAGATAAGTATGGCAGGCCATTAAGATTTAAGCTAAAGGTTAAGTCGATAACAGATACCACATATGGAGAAGCTCCTGATGGATCTGTATATACGTTGTCTGGAAAATTTTACGTTAAAGGAGAAGAAGATAATCCACCAGCTGACAAAACCAAGATCCAGGTTTATGTTTATGAAAATGATTTATCTAGCGCTGGCTATATTACATCAGAAGATTATTCTTCAGACAGAACAAAAGGCTATCAAGGAGATATTGTTAGTAAGACACAAACCTTACAAGATAATGGTCAATATAGCAAAAAAATACAATTAGATGATTTTTATCTGAATTTTGGTGAACGTCCAGATTTGTGGCCCGTTGGTCCAATAGATCTTAGGTGGGATGCCTCTAGAAAAGTATGGACTGTACCAACATCCGCAAACATATATAAAATGGTATACGTTACACTAGAAGAAGACATGATTAAACCAGCAGATCATTATGACGAGACTTTTGCCGCTAGAGGATTTTTAGACGAATTAGAATATAATACGGAACCTTTGCCTAATGGATCTAGGAGGTTAGTATATATTAAAGATAAAACCGGTTGGACCGCACCGAGGGGTGCTAAGTTATTATGTAGATATAATTCAGATACTGGTTTTTATGAACCTGTTTCTAAGCCCTCCTTTACTGTAGTAGGAACGATACTGAATAATCAAGAAGCTAATATTAGTTTAAAATATGTACAAGGTAAAAATGCTGGGTCTATACCTACAATGAAAGTAACTTTCAGAAATAGTCTCAACTTAAATTATGCCAGTGGAGCGAATGGATTTTTTGTATATGAAAGTGGACAATGGACATTGTTTTCAGTAGGATAAAATGAGTTGTATAATAAGCAATACAGATTTTATAGATAATATTTCTCAATATAATATTAGTGAAAATTTTCTGAGTAATCAGCTAGTTAATAATTTTAATCAGAGTATAATAACTCTCAATTATAACGAGACAAAAAATAGCCATCCTGTTTATTCTGGTGCTACATGGCTGGATGGAAGAATAGCTCAAAGTGCTAGTGTTTATGGCACAGGATTCAATAAGTGGTATCCTATTATAGTAGAACCTGTTCAGTCCAAATTTTCTAAGAAAGTAAATAGGAATTTTACACAACAGCCAAAAATACTAGGGTATGAGAATTTCTTTAATTTTAAAGGAGAATTTCGAGATTGGTCATCTAATGACATGAGTGTTGATTGGTTTATTAATACTCCTACTTTTATATTTGAGCCCTTTTGGGGGATTTTGGGATGGATTAAATATCATGATATTACTGCTGATAATTATGCTGAAAATAGCGGGGTTGGAGCGACCATGATTGCTACTGGAGACTTTAAATACACAAGTTTATCTGGTAATTCTGTTAGTGTGAATACTGGCACCAGGTTCACAAAATACAATTCCGACATTTTAGTTAACTTGCAGCCTAATTCTGATGAAGAAAAAATGCTTTCAATTAGTGGAAATAAGGGATTACCACTCAGACCAACATCAATAGGAAATATGTCATTATATATAGATGACGCAGACTTTTTTTGCTACTATGAAAATCCCGGTCAACAGTTCTATAGAGAAGCATATGATATAGCTCCTATATCGTATATATCTCCAACCGGATGGCAAGATTATCAGCACATATATGATGTATTAACTAGGTGCTGGGGTAAGAAGCCAGACGAACAATCTCATTTAGCAATATCTCAACTATCGTCGATATATGCTACGCACCCATTAAAAGACAGAATTACTCATGAATATTTTTCAGATTTTTCTTATCGGTCTACTATTGGTGATTTTATATCTACCAATAATTTTGAAAATTTTCATAAGAATATATTTAATGATCTTACAAAATTAGAAGATCAAAACATTATATCTAATTCTAGTTCTGGTTTTATATCGAATAACACAGATTTGTTCAATAGAATTATTACCAAATACAAGCCATATTTATGGAAACCTGCATCTATTAAATATAATCATACACTACCTGATGGTCCCCATTTGTATGTAAATACCCAAATGACCAACCATTGTGACCGGAATATTAAGGGTCAGGTTTTGTATAATACCGCACAATTTAATTTAGGGCAATATAGTTTTTATACAGATTTTTCGATACAGAATAGTAATTATATTATTAGCCCTACTGATAATACTGGGGGACGAGTTAAAATTCCATTATTTGATACAGGAAAGTCTTTTGCTCTTTATGATATTGATAAAAATATAGGCATGACTGCAGGTCCAGATATTTATATTCCTATCGCTGGAGATTTTAATAAGTGCGACAATGGAAGGATGGGACCTGGAGGTATTAAGTGGCAATCTTACCAAATCACAGAAGATATTTTGAATCCTATTATCGCAGCAAACCATCCCTTTTATTCGCTACAATCCGCTACTTATCAGTGGGAATTAATTTCTGGAGTTGAGGAGGGTGTGAAAATTGTAGACCCAGATAAGGTAGAGACAGAAATATTTTTTAGCTCTTTTGGTAAATTTACTTTACAATTAACAGTTGTAATAGACGAGTTGGCTGTTTATGACTCTATAGATATTTATATTGTGAATATGACTGGATGTACTGTTGGTATTGATGGTGATGGATTACCAGCATATATAACTGAAGAACGTATTACGAACGCCCAAGGTAATGTTATTGGAACTAGACTTGTAGATAATGCAGTTAATTTCATTAATCCAAATGAATATTTACCAGGCAGGCTATCTCCTGTTACATTTAATAGAAATAGGCAAGGCGAATTGGATATATATTTAGATTATCGTTTTTCATCTCCTATTATTGTACCAAACGACAGAAATATTTGTAAGGTTCCTAATATAACAGAATTCATCTTTAGTAAATATGGTGCTGTTATGCCAGCAAAAAGCAACTCTTATATAGAGGTTGTAACTAGCGCCATCATAGCCAATGACGACCAGCAATATCAGACTAGAAACTATGTTGGCAGATTGGATAATGGGAAATATAACAAGTTTTTCTACACCCCGATACCTGCTATCAGCAATTCTTCTGATGCCCGTTTTTCTTTAAATTTTAATTATGCTGGAGGAGTCAATACTAAAATATATAGAATAAGACTAGAAAGGACCAGGGACGTAGGAACAGGTAGATGTAAAGGCATTTATGAGAATAAGCTTTATAGAGAAACGAGAAAATATCCTTTAGCTGAAGAAATCAGAAATGAAACAAGGTTTTTAAGAGACATTCCTGGACCAGTCCGTAACGTAGTGGAATATTCATTTGATGCCGCTAAGAGAATAGGTGTTAAAAAAAGAATAGTACAACTAGCACCTATGCCTGATTTATCTACGCTTGGTACCCCTAAAATTAAACCATTTGGAGGACACGGAGGAGGGATGATAGATTGGCATGAGGGTGTGGGTGGTGATGAAGAAAATATGCCGTCAAATAATATGGGCATTGTGATTGGTCATGACCTTGTCACTAATGACGTAATATGCCATTTACAAGAAGCTCGAATCAAAACCTCTAAAGACCCGTGTTACAAGTACGGCGCCAATAATCCCAATATGAAATTTATCAAAGGGACTTTTCATCCCGGCATTGGATTTATTGAAGGTGGTGGTTCATGGAAGAATAAAACCAGCTCTTTAAAATTTAATACCGGTAATAAAAATAGCTTTACTTTTACTGGTCCTGGATTTTATACATCTTTAAGAGGAGATACAGATTCTGCTTCTGGAATTAATATTTATAATGATGTATTTGATGTTGAATTTGTAGGAAAAAAAGAAGAATACCTAGACAATACAGAACTAGAAGATTTTGATATACATCATGGCTATAGAAGACTGTCTGGAGATTTTGGTAGATTATCCAGAGATCATCTGCTTTATGATGAATATATAGGTTCTTATGGCAATTATTCATTTGCCCTTAGAGGTAGAAGATTTAGTGACAATCTTAGATTACAAGGTAGCAATTTAATATTTGCTAGAATTAGAAATATAGAAGTAAAATTAAATTTTTTGAATCAGGTTAATCTTAAAAATACAGCCATATATTTAGTTATAAAGCCATCTAGACATGTAAGCAAAAGGGTGGAACCTAGAAGTGATGATATTGGTAAAAATAAACCCAAATTTGGCAATGATCCATTTTTTGAGTTGCTAGGATCGCCCGATAGTCCTGTCATATCTAATATTTCCAAAAGCAATCAAGGACTCAAAGACGGTAAGAAAGAAAGGAGCGCAACAACATTTATAAAGCATGAAATAATATCAGAATATTTAGATAATTTAAAACAATATAACGAAACTAGTTCTAACTCCTATACCCTATATTTGTTAAATAGAGAAAATGTAGACTCTAATACTGTTGATTCTGTTTATCATTTTTCTGATAGATTTTCTAAAAATCTTACCCCAAGAAATATGAATAATGTTGGTAATGGCATCAATAAAGACCAAAAGCCCAATGTGACTAATTATATTAAGCTACAACCTAGTTTGGTGGTGCCAGATTATGAGTATCCAAATACTGATCAAATATCTACAGCACTGAAAAATAATGATATGTTTTGGCCAGTCAATAGCTTCATTAAATTTTTTAATCAGCCTATAGTGATGGGCGCAGTTGAGGAAGGCGACCCAGAAGGCAGCATACCTAAACCGGACTCTTCTTTCGGTATCTCATTACATATAGAGACATTTGGTGAACACGATATGGTTAGTTTGGATAATATATCAAACATCTCTGATAAAATAGACACCAATCCAATAGACAATAGAAAAACAGCAAATGTGATTTTTAATTCATTGTGTTCTTGGGAAGTTATTTTAGATATTGATACCAGAGAATTTGCAGATAAAGATTCACTAGGAAAAATAAAATATGGCTGGGAGCCTGCTATACCAGGATATAATTTTATTACTGATGACCTTAATGCTATAGCTAAATTGCCTCAAAGTATCATAAATGCTCCTAATCAACATCTGAACGACTTAACGGATTGTTTTTATGACGAAACTACCGACGAAAGTATCAGCCCCCTACAAAGACCAAGAGAGCAGAGATTTCCTAGTGAGCAACTAGTTATAGCTCTAGGCGCCCTAGCTCTAGGGGCGTTGGGCGGGGTTATAGGATTGGCTATTGGTATAGGAATAGCTATGCCTTCATTTGCATTTATTACAAGGTTTTTGTCTAGTATTAGAAGACAACAAAATGAAGAAGCCCAGTTAAGGGCCTTAGAAAGAACAGTATATACTGAGCGAGGCCATGGTGGTCCAGATAAAATTCTGCTGGATGTAGCAACAAATGAGCCATTTGTATATACATTAGAAGCATCTGTTTATAGATATGGGAACACTCCGGTTTTGGCTAGAAAAGTAAGAAAGTATATCAAGCCAAATAAAGACCTTTTGCCAGAATTGGCAACTTTTCGGTGCATATTGGTCAAAGATCTACTGGATATTTTTGAACCATATATCTTCGACGATACTTCATTAGTCCCTGATCCGCCTGAAGGCTTAGTCATCAACAGTAATATCACACTAAAAGAAGATTCATTAATACTATATAATAATATCTTATATGTGGCGAAATCAGGAAATTGGGCAACATTAGATAATACAAATATCCCCATAGATATTTTATGTGCCAACAATCTTCTGTCTCTAGACTTGACACAATACAACAAGATGGTTTTGATTAAAGGATATAGGGCATATAACTATTTCGATGTTGATGGTGTGGTACAAAGTGAGTCCGGAGACTCATACAAAATTGCGGCAAAAGGAAAAATTATTAAAAATAGCACAGAGTATACGGTTTTACAATTTCATGACGGAGTACCAAATGATGATGATCTAATATTTTTGGATGATGCCGACAATACAAACATAATTGTTTGGACAGAGGTAGAGCCGGTCCATTATAATTCTAAACAAACATCTACAAAAATTCCCAACACGCTATTTCCCAAGGGTACATATGGAACAGGCAGCCCTGTTATAGATCATAATTTCTTATCTAATCAATATATTGAGAATGATCTTTCTACTATATATGATATATTTAATAATCAAGAATGCGATATAAAGCCATTAAATCGGGTAGAAATATATAAATCGGATACAAAATATGAGGATATGGTAGCATATAAAACTGTAGATCCTACAATGGCTTATAATTTAGGAGTAAAAGACTATCCAGATATTTTACAGGGGCTTCCTGGTCCTTTACAATATAATCTAACGGCTGGCTACTCATATAACCTATTTAAGATCTTAGAAAACAATTCTACCTTACAGTCATCAAATTTTATTGCTGCCAAGAATAATAGTGACGAAACCAACTTTGATCTGCCACACCTATTAAAAAATATACATAATCCTGGTTCGGATAGCTATAACGTGGTTGAATTAAAAAACGGTGACTATGCCAATATCGATTCTTCTGGTTATGTTGTGGTAGAAGGAGATTATGATTTAGCATATCCTACATCTTTTGTGTATTTGGGTCTGGACTCTATTGGATCTATCAATGTTATTATGTCAAGATTAAAATATTTAGATTCAAATTCTTCTGGCAGTGATTTTATCAATTATTCTATTAGTAAGCTCGTAGAAAAAATATCCACCATATCAGATATGGATCCTAAATGCGATTCTGCTGAATATACAGAAAAGAAAAACGAGTGTGAAAAATTAAGAGCTGAAAGAGCCCTTGCTTTGCTGTATGCAGAAAAAAATCAGTTACTTAATTTGCTAGATACTAATACAATTAAGTATGATGGTAATTATAACATAATATATATACCAGAGTGTATAGCTAACACAAACGTTGTTCCTGTTAGGACTTATACAATTCATAAAGACTCTAAAGGAGATGACCAACCGATTAGAATTAATGAGTCTCAATCGTCAGAAAGGTATTGGATTAATATTGATCCTGAACAGAGATGTAAGGTTAGTAGAGATGCTAGTATAAAGATTTTGCTGAAAGCAAAATATACCTGCTGGCCGACTTCTCTAATAGTGGCTGGAGACTTAGGCAACATTCCTACGCTGGATAGAGATGCTCAAAATATATGTCCTTCTGAGACCAAATCCGGTGTTGGTTCTAGATTGCAGTTTGATAATGCGGGCAATGTGTTTACGTATGAATTTGATTTGGCTTATATAGCAAGACAAAAGGCGGAATATGCAGCTAAATATGGCATAGGTGACAACGATTGGGAAGAGCTGGTATTCCCTGGTAGTTCACCAACTGGAGCAGGCGGAGGTGGAGAAGTTACTAGGTCATTTTTTATTAGACCCGGAACAAATACTAGGGATATATTGGTAGAGGTAGAAGAAACATATCTTGTGCCATCCGAGGATTATTTCCGCAAAACTTTGGGATTAGGACCAAAACCAGAAATTCCAGATGGCTTATATAGGCCAGACGAGCCGTCATTTTATGATCCCGATGAGATACCAGAAGAATTTCAATCACCATACCAAAAACTATATGGAGAGTATTACGGAAAAGTAAAAGACCTTATTCCTTCTAGAATCTTAGACAATAAGTGCCTAGCCTGCAAAAGTAGAGTTATACCTAGAAAATTAAGAAGGGTAGACCTTCATTATGATAGATACAAACCTGATTTTAACGGTAATCTAGTTAAAGATCTTCCTTCTGGAGGTCCTGGTGGGCCGTTTAGTAATGTATTTCAATTATGGCACTGCGCAAATAAGGACACCAAAGAATATAGACCTATTCCAGATTATTTTAAAATACAAAATGAAATGATATATAGAGCTTATTTTGGCAGTGTAGATAATATAGAACACAAGAGTGATTTGGAATATAGCATGGACCCATTTGAATGGATACCTTACGAATACCATGCTCCGAATATGGTTCCTAAACAATGAATAAATTATGTGAATTTTTAACGTATGATAATATACATTATAAATGCAAAAGATGTGGCACAGAATTAAGATTTACTGAATATCAAATTTCTGAACCGGTTTATATTTGTAGCGATGTATTAAAAAAGCGACCCAATCAAAGCTTTACTGATTTTATCAAAAAAATTAAAGGTTTTGCCAAGGCCAGTATTGGCCATTTTTTCAAAGGTATGCCTATCTGTGACGATAGCACAATAGAAAAACGATATAAAATATGTCAAAGGTGCGAACATTTTGTATCTGGATCATGTGCTTTGTGTGGCTGTCCATTGCATAGAAATCGTAGATTTATTAGCAAATTATCTTGGTCAGACCAAAAATGCCCAATAAATAAGTGGTAGGTGTATAATAACAATAACACTATAGAAATATAAAGGAATAGTATAATGCCCAAAATTTCAGAATTGACTACAGCCTTAGCTTCAGATATCAATAATGATGATTTATTGGTTATAGTAGATAAATATACTGGCGAAACTAAAAACATGCCAATTACTGAATTTGCCAAGGTCATGGCGGATATATTAGGCGTTGATATTACAGGAGACGCTGGTGAAGACAAATTTGAAAGACCAGTACTTCCAAGATTAAGAAATTGTGGTACAAAAGTTGTGTTGCAAAAAATGATTTCTTCTACTATGGTAGATAGATATCGATTTGATACAAACTCTAACACCTTTACCATAACATATGACACCTATCTTATAGGGAATAGAATAACGCTTTATGCATCTTCTTCTCTTAATCCGTCTCAAAAGGTTATGCTTTTTGATACCGGTGGAGAAATTTCGGGACAGGGCAGTGCCACCTTTTGCAAAGATGCGGGCTATGATATTATAGACGTTTATATAAGGTCTAAGTCTTTGGCATCATTTGAGTACACACTCTCATGTGGATTAGGAACGTGCGACTATGTTCAACCGATTCCTGTTACACCTACACCTTCATATACTCCGCCAGTAACACCTACAGTGACAGCAACAAATCTTGTTATTGAGCCAATTGTTGATCCTACTCCAACACCAACCACAACCAATACTCCCACACCATCGCCAACACAATTGCCGCCACCACCCCCACCTCTTCCACCACCTCCACCACCACCCCCACCTCTTCCACCACCTCCACCACCTCTTCCACCACCCCCGCTTCCACCTCCACCACCTCCGCCAGCATAATAATTCATAGGAGCTTTTTAAATGAGCACAGCCAATATTTCCAATACTTTTCCTGTAGATTTGAATGCAAGAGGAACTACTTGTGTAGGTACAAGTGGCCCGTCATCATGGTTTGGCACTTATGATCAGAGCGGAAATGTTGAAGAGTATATAGAGAAGGGAGTATTATTTTCTACAACAGAAGACTATATACCTCCGGATTATGTAGTAGGTGTCGGATTCCAATCTGCTAAATATACAAATAAATATCTTAATGAGAAAAGAGCAGAAAGAAGAAAAAATAATCAAGATCTTTATATTGAAACTCAAGTTGTCAACTTTTTTGTGTGGTTCAATAGTATTCTAGGTGGTTATGCGCAGAATATTCCACAAGATCAGAGGAATGCAGGTTCTAATTTAATTTTTATTAATGATGAATATACGCCTTATATTCAAATTGGAATGTATGTATCTGGTCCCGGTGTTTCTAATAATACCAAAGTAGAACGAATAGAAACAATGACCTATAATTCGGGGGGTATTAAATGGAGACTGGTTAGGCTGGATAAGAATTTAGACTGGAACACATATGAGTTTAATGACGGGATAGGAACTAGGCTAGGTGGAATAGAAGAAAGGATTTATTTTGGCTTTCGGTATTTAGCTGAAAATGAAAATATTTATCAGCAGATTTCTACTGTGCTGGTAGCAGATTATATACCAGAAGGGTATGGTAATGAATATCCAGAACCGCTAAACACATTGTTTGTACCAGTATCTAGTCTTGGGGCTATTAGAACCGGTTGGGCAGTATATGGCGACAATGTTCCAGATAATACATATGTAAAATATGTTTCCATGAATGGCGTCAATTTTCCTGAAATAAATGATATTGAATATGCAGAAGTGGTACTAAATAACCCATACATTGCCCCTACATCAATGACTACTAATAGTAATGGATCATATGGATTTGTATCATTGGGATTTTTATCTGGGTTTTATGGAGAAACAGCACTGCCTCCGCCATTGCCAACTACCCCTACTCCAGAACCGATTCAGATTAGAACCTCTTTTGGATTTGGCAAGGCTCTTAGGGGTGGTTCTTTTCTTTCGTCTCAAGAGGCCAGTGGAAAAAATGCTCCTTTAAGCTATTTGCCGGTTAATGACTTTAGTGAATCTGTTGGATTTAGAATTGGTTCTATTGCTGAAGAAAGAGATGTTGATGCAAGATTTTACGATCCAAACAGTACATACGGCTTTGGGCTTAGAAATATTTTTATAGAAATATCTACCATAGCTAGCACCTATGAAGAAGCAGCTACTCTTATCAGAGCTGGTATGAAGATTTCTGGAAATGGAATAGATTTTGATACATATGTTACCTCTGTAGCAAAGCGAAATGATACATGGATGCAGGTTACTATTAGTAGAGATATGATGATTGATGAATTGGCACCAAATGGGCTGTTTGGTACGACAGTATGTACTTTGCCAAACGATCCGGTAGAGCCATGGGACCCAAATAGTGGAGCCCCACCGCCTCCCCCTAGTCCGTTTATTAGGTGCGCTCTTTCCACATTAAATTTTTCAATGTCTAATCCGGCACATATGAAAAATATGGTATTGGTTGGAGATGAAGGTAATTCGCCAGATGGTTTTACTCCAGGGTATGGTAGAGTTAACTATAAATATTGGATTGGAAAATATACTGTAACTAATAGTGAATATGTTGCATTTTTGAATAGTGTAGGTAACACAATAGAAGGTCAAGAGAATCTTAATGCTCTTTACAATCCAGCATCTTCCGAAAATAATTTGAATATGTCTGTAGGCATAGACAGAGATATCTGGCTGCATTTGCCTGCAGGTTTATTGGGAAATAATCAAGATATATATTTTATAGAATATGCTAGTGTAGATGGAATGGCCGACCATCCTGTAGTTGGTGTTAGCTGGCCTCAAGCCGCTCAATATTGCAATTGGCTACATAATAATAGTAATGGGAATTGGGGATCTACTCAGGTGAATACTGGCGCATATAATTTTGTTAATGAGACTATTCAAAACATGAGAAGGGCTAGTAATGCAAGATATTTTATACCGAATGAAAACGAATGGTATAAAGCTGCGTATGGAGGCAAGCGATACGGCGGATATTATAGCATACAAGCCACAAAACAAGATAACATAACTCCTGTTGCATACCAAGACTCATCAGAAATTAATTTAGCAAACACGCCAGACGCATGGAATAATGGAATGCCAATGATAGAAGTAGAGGATTTTACTAGGCGTGGAGCATTATTTGACAGCACACAAGGAACATCCCTGTTTAATAGATTTTTATTCGATGAGTATATTAGCAGAGCACGGCCTGGCACCTCCTTGAGATGGATAAGTATATTTAATAGGGCAGCAGATATTTTAGATAGCTATATCTCTCATGTAAGGTGGTCATTTGGTAATGTATGGAATGCAAATACTAGAACCACTGAAGTTGCACGGTTTTTCTCACTAGATACATCACTATATGACAATATGAAAAGGAATTGTGAGTCTTTAGAGCTAGCAATAGGCCCAGGAGACAGCTGGTTTAGAGGCTGTAGATATAGTGGAATGGTTTTGGCCTTTTTGACCTTCTATAATGATGCTACTTCTGGCACGATCGCATCCTGCGCAACATTGACCTATAGAGATAACACGGGCGCTCGAGTGAATTTAGCGACGACTATGCCTCATCACAATCAAGAGGGGGCAGATAATCGAACCATACCATTAGCTTTTGCAACCAATATAAATCTAGCCCAGGATGATGACTTAACAGATGAAGAATGGGTAAAGGTTCTAACGCACGAAATGTGCCATGCTTTGGGTTTTGGTACGGTAACAACTCAATTATTGCCAAATGGATGTATAGTAAATGACGATATTAATAATCCCTATATATCTAACGAAGTATTTCCAAATATGAGAGATACCGTTAGGACATATAATGATATTGCTTATGGCGCCAATAGTAGGGTGGCAGTTCCTCTAGAAGGGGGTGGGGGCGCAGGAACAGCTGGTGGACACTGGGAGAATGACGTCAATGACAATGGCTATTGTCCTTTAAATACTAATTGTCCGGATCCTGTCATGTATGCGGGCATTTCAAATGAACTAATGACAGGTTTCTACAACCCCTTAGCAAAATTGTCTAGATTAACATTAAATTTCTTTAAAGATCTCGGTTACCATCTTGCTACACAAGATGATATTGGCGAAGGTGATTTCGATGCGATTTATCCTGAGACGCAAATTCAACAATTGTCATCTACAAACAAATCTTCCAAGAAAACCAAGAATAGAATTATAGGCAAATGTTCAAAAAATAAGAAATAGTACTATTTTTTATTGGGGTTATATTTGTACCATCCTCCATTTTGCATATAGTTCCCACTATCATCTTTTCTTTTCGGGAATAGTGTGCCACCCTTTTTGTGTTGACCAAAAGAAAGAACCGCTCCACATTCCTTACATCTAAGTTCGTAGTAGTCATTATCTTCTACTGTTCTAACAACAAACTTGATATTATTTTTGTGACATACGCCACAGCTGCTTTCTCCAAAAATTTCATCTATAATAGCTAGTTCTTTAAACATTTCCTTTTGTCCACTAGCTTCTAATTCTAATGATATCTTATCGCTTGCTTTATATGTACCTTTCATTATTTCCACTCCGGTGTGTAATCTAGTATATCTTCTGAAATGCTATCTAGATCTTGTTGATACTTAGATAGCTGCCTAATTATCTTAACTGCATCTGCATGAGAGGTAGTATAAATATTTTTTTCCTCTATACCATTCTTTTTTAACAGATTAGTTATATTGATATTAAGCCTTTTGGCTAATACGTCAATAAAATTTATCTGATTATTTGTAATTTTTCCTACAGTATCCTTATCCGGATGGTCTTCTATTTCTTCCGCTATCTCTTCTGCTGCCACGACCTTTCTGAGCCTCAAGGCCCTGCGCAAAGCCCTGCCTTCAGCTCGGGTTTCAGCAACGGCCACTGGGTGATTTCTGAATATTTTGTCACAGTTGCCCCAATAAACATCTGCTGCCCCATTGACGGTGATTGTATTAAATTGAGTATCAGCACCAGTGTCTTTTAAAACATATGTCAGAGAATGAATCACAGTAGCTCTGTTGCCATTATCTGGGTCTGGGGACTGACATACTTCGGATACAGATTTCGTTACCACACAACCCATAACTGTCTCAAAAATTCTGCGCAAACCATCTGTGGTTGGATTGCCTTTGATTTTTTCGTCTTCGGATAATACCTCCAATACGTAGTCTGTCCAACCAATATCCGCTATCGTTGGTGTTGCAGAATTAGGGGTTGATTCTGTACTATCTGCTTGTGTTTTTGTAGATGATGCTTTTTTTGCCATTTCTATTTATCCTTTATTTCGAAATATTTATCTGGTGTTGAAAATCCATCGGTCAATTTGTTAACTAGTGTCAATAACTTATCTAGCATTATGCTGGACCTGGATATTGAAAAATCCATTGTCTGTTTAATCCTAACTAAGTTCATGCCCTTGCCCAAAATGAGTCCTTGTTTTTTATTGTCATAGGTCTGGGTTTTTTTGAGAGCATCTTCGCCCCAAACTGGATCAAAATGAGAAGGCCCATCGACCTCTATAGCCAAATTTATACTAGGCACGAAAAGATCTATCTGCAACTTAGTATTTACTAATGTTTGCTCATAATGAAATTTAGTATCTATTCCGGCAGCAAGCAGTCCTTCGAGTAGAAATTTTTCCAACTTAGAGCCTGTTCTGCTAGACACCCTGATAGCGTCTGTGGCAGCTTTTTGTAAATTGGCTCTTTCTTCTTGGCTCTTGCTTTTCCATATTTGTTGTTGTTTGTTTTTGAAGGATTGCAATTTATGCTCGTCCATATCCTCCCAGCTTTGCAAAACTTTCATTCCTATTTTGCGTTTTGTTTCAGCAGATCTTTGTTTGCCTTTTGTTGGGTGTTCCACCTTGCCTTGGGACAATACGTTCTTTTGGGCCTCACTCTTGGACCTAATCGGTATATTAAGTTTTTTAGCATCTCTTCTGATTTTATTGGCATAGGTGCTATAGATTTTGGCTATTTCATCAAAACTTTTTTTGTCTTGGATATAATATTGTTGTAATATAGAAGTTTTTTCTTTTTCTGTTAATGTATTATATGATTTCTTTGATTGTGTCATATTTTAGTTCCTCACATATTTTTAAAGGTTTTTTCCAACAAATAGTATATAGGTCATACAGCTCTTGGCTTTGTGCTATAAATTCTAAATTTTTGGTTTCAAATAAGCTTTTATTGTAAGAATAAGCGCTAGTATTATTGCTCCAGAAAGTATCAGTTGCATACATAAAAATTTTATCGATATTTGGAAAATATTTTGCTAATAACAATGAGGTTGTATCAAATATCAACAAATTGCCATAAAAAAATTTGGCTTGAGAAATATGAAGTATTGGAACATTCATATTATCTATTTTTGAATTTTTACTATTAAAGACACATATCTGATTGTAGGGATTATCGTCTATTATCTGTTTTGCGGTAGTGAGTATGTGATCGTATATACTATTATTGTCTAATGCTAATAAAATAATTCCTAAATCTTTTTTCATAATATTGTTTCTATATATTCGGGGTAGGTTTTGTAGTTAATATCATCAAAAGATACATCCTGCCAGTCTAAATTCACGACCTGACATCCACACATATTTGCCTCTACAGCATAATTCATATTGTTAGATATGAAACACTTTGTATTATTTAATACTTGTGCTTTTTCGTCCTCTGTTAAATATCCTAAATTTTGCGGATGTTTAATATTTGTATTATTGAACAATAGTATTCTGTCTTTTGTCTGTGGGTAAAGCCTGTTTATTAGTTGTTGGGGCATCTTTTCGTCATAGTCTAAAAAGTAACAATAGTCTATTTCTCTTATTGTTGCATCGGTCTTTTTGAATCTTTGCGTATTACAAAGTAATGGCATGTTTGAATGATTTATTACGGTTATATGTTCTGGCCACTCTAGAGAATTCTTGGATTCTTCTGTATACACTATGATTTTTTTGTCTTTGATATTTTGGCAGAAATGATGTTCTTCGTGTCCCATCTGCTTATGCGAAAAGATATATACATCTGGATTGATTTGTGATTTTATCTTGTAAATATTTCTATCTATATTAGCAAAAATAATATTGTATTTATGAATTAAGCTATCTAGATTAGAGATGAATTTATTTTGTGATTGCTGTACTAATATATTCATAAAAATCTTTTTGCTCTCCTTATGTCTTCTTGACCATTAACTTTCATTATGTCCCTATAAGAAACTATAGACTCATGTATTATATCTTTGTCATAAAGCATATTAATAATCTCAAACAAAAAATATTTAGATATATCAAAGCTGTTATGAATTTCTATTATTTTTTTGAGAGATTGGGCATTTAAGAATATGCACTCCGTCCATTTTCTAGAAAGTCCATAAAAAAGATATTTCGATTCTTCGGATTCGGATCCGATTTCAAAATCCTCTTTTTTCCTATCTGTGAAATATATAGTAGATTTATTATTTTTTTTTAATCTCTTGAAACACTCTTTTTTAAACAGTACGCCGTTATTCACAATAAACACATCATCCACTGAGTCTATATGATTAATATAATTGATAATATGTTTGCATTGGTTATACTCATTATACTTTTTCTCATTTATGGTTGTTACATTATTATAGTCTTCAATACTCTTTAGTACTCTATTGTGTTGAAATCCAGTAGATATAAAAATTCTATTCCTTCTATTAATGGACTTAATAATTCTGATCTGAGTATCTAGTACGCTATATTGAGAATTAATTTTTATTAATGATTTTGGTCCGATAGACTTCATTCCCTTAGTTATTTCGGGCATAATGATTAGATAATTATTACTCATAGTATTTTTTAACAATGGTGTTGTTATTAGACAGAAAATCGATATACTTTGAGCTATGCTCTCTCTTTAATAAGCTTAAATTATTGGCAGATAGACATAATCCATCCAAATTACTGTCGTTTTTTCTAATGGCAGCATAATGTGGTTTTTTAACATTATATAAAAAGTTGATATAGTTTAAGTCTTCCTGTAGTTGCGACATGCTTTTCCAATGTATATATATAATAAAATCAACCCGTAAAGTATTTACATTTAGTATATCAAAAAGTCTTTCATTTTCTGATTGATTTTTTATAATAAGATTATGTATTTTCCAATCTGATATCATTTCAGATTGATAGTGTTTTACTGTGTTCTTTAATTGTTCTTTATTGAGGAATGTTATTATAGATATCTTGTATGGGATATTATTTAATGTGTTTATATTTTTGGGAATAGATAATATCTCATTTTCTGATTTGTCCGAAGCGTCTACTACGAGATAGTAATTTAGCTTGTTTTGCTGCCTAACAAATTCTTCTATGTCTTCTGGCAGCTTATCTTTATATTTATCAAAAGACTGTTTAGAAAACGCATACGAACACTTGTAGTCTTGTATATAGTTATATCCGTCTTGTTTTTTTAGTTCATAGCTATCTTTGATCAGATCTGGAATATTAAATGAACAACCATAATTGGACTTGCTAAAATAGCAGTCTTCACATTTGGTATTCATAGCTTACTCCTTATTACGGTATATGAAGCAAACGAGCCGTCAAATGTGATTTGATCTATATCTATATCTGTGTTTTTATGAAATATTTCAATTATGTTAGATCTATCTAATAAGCACTTAATTGATGAAATATATTGACATATTTCGTCTTTGCTTAGGTCTCCATTATGATAATTAGAAATCATTTGATCCCAATCAAGAAGTCTAAAGGTTAATTTTGCATTGTGTTTTAATTTATTACACAATAGCGATAGGATGTTAATCGCCTGATCTTTTGAGAGTAGGTTCATGAAAGATATATTGATGTGAGCTTCTGAAAAATTAGGTATAGAGTCTATATCAGAAATGCTTACATTGTTTGCGCCCTCTAGAGAATAATTATTTTGATAAGATATATTGGTAATTTTCATTTAGAAATTTCCTGTAAAATTGAATTAAAGTTATTGACAGAATAATATTCTTGTATAATTGAGGTTGAAGGCGCTGGCTTTGAGAGACAAGATACCACACATCGATATATATCGTCGTATGTTTTAAAGTTGGTAATTAAATCTTTTTCTGGATAATTATTTAAATTCATGTTAGTAATAATATTACACCCACATGACAAGCCGCATAATACATTTAGTCTTGAACTGAAATCTAAAATGGCTTTATATGGAGATATAGCATCAAATATTGATTTGATGTCAAGAGTGATGGACTTAACTATATTTACATTAATACCCTTCTGTTGTAAAGATGACGCTATGTTGTTTACCATATTATTGTTTTCTAGATTAAAAATCAAAAGGTCTTTTGTTTTTGGTGAATCTTTTCTGTATTCCGGTATTGCATAATTGCAATTGATGGCATTTGATACATATCCATCCGATCGCCTATTGAAATTGATTACATGGACATTATTAATATTTTTTTGCAATATTAGGAGATCTTCTCTTTTGGTTTTTGACAAATCATCATGATTAAAGATAAGCAGATCAGTATTAGTATTAAATATATTATCTATTTGTTCTGCATTGACAAACACAGAATTTAGTGCAGTAAAGTTGTAGTTGATGTCTAATATGGTGGAGTTGTTTTGGTGTTTAATAAATAAAAACCTATCATCTGTCATATCCATTACTAACGCATCAAATATAGACCCATGACCATGATACAATATGTTATATCTATGATTCAGTGTCTTGGATTTAATTTTTTGGTAAAGATTATTACTTGACCATTCTGATTTTAACATAATATGTCTGCAAGTTGTGATATCGGATATTTACTAGGTTCTTTTTTATGTGATAGTATGTTTTCTTTGAGGCTCTTTTTTATGATGGTATACTGCGTTTGGTTGTGATCGCTTAATTTATCTAGATCTAAATCTCCATAGGATATAATGGTGTTATTATTTTTAGAGGCCAAAGAACAATTACTAATTAATTCATATTGATTATTTATGGATAAGAATATATCAGCAGAGCTATGGAGAGAGCTTAGTCTGGAATGTGAAAGATTATCTAACATTAATAAGACCTTATCTTCCTTATTGGTGTGCAGATCTGATTTGCATTGTTCGTAGTAAGATATTAGATCTTTCTTATTTGATGTGTTTGTTTCGCAACAAATAATAAGGCATATATTGTCATTTTGATTGCAGCAATCGATAAATGTTGGTATTAATGATCTTATAGAAGCTTTGTCTCCATCATAATTGCCAATAAAATAATATTTTTTATAAGAGGAGTAGATGCCTAGATCGAGCGTGTACTTGCTGGTACTTTTGGTCGATTGTGGGTATGGTATTTTAAAAATATTAGAATTAGAGATACCTATATCCAAAAATTTCTCATAGTCGAAATCGTTAAAAACAAATATGCCATCAAATTCTTTTAGCTTATTGTGGTACTTGGTATTGATTGATAGGTCTTGTTGGGTTATAGGTATCAAATAATTTTTTGTATAGCGATTAATAGATGCTGTTTCTATTAAACAATGAGTGATGACGGCATCAGGCATTTTGCTAAGTTCAGACATTCTCAAATAAGGAATGGTCGAAGATTTCTCATCATCATACCCAGAATAGATAGGATATGCATATGTTTGTATTTGGTTAAGTGTACATATGTCTTCCAGTATGCTTGCAGAGCAATAGCCTATAGCATTGTTGGATTGGAACGGTCCATTATAAAGTATTTTCATTTTTGTTTTTAAGTTTGGCGTATTGTATGAAGTCATCATTGAATCTTATGTTTTCTTTTATTACTGCACCTAATTCGTTATTATTATTAATTAGTATATTTAATTGCTCTATGGCGCTATTTATATCATAATGATGATACGACATTCCATTTTGCTGAAAACCATAATCTATATCATTTAAAATAGTGAGAATTTTATGAGAAGAAAACATATTAATATCTCCAAGGTTATTTTTGCATATAGATATAATATTTTCTAAGTCTGCATTTTCTTTAATATTTGTGATTTTTTGCATAGATACTGGCCGATCCCAGTGACCAGGTGCCTGCGGCTCTATTTGATCCAAATATTTTTCCCATTTCTTTGACACATCGTCCCAATTGTAAAATTTTTCTGTCAATGTTCTTATTTCGGTTCTCTTTTTTTCTACAATAGGAGCTGGCCAGCTCATGACTGTTTTGATAGCAGAAATCAAATCGTCATTATTGGGATATACCCTAATCGCTCTAGTTTCTAATTCTTTAAAATACGTTTGAACACCAACAGGAAAAGCTTTTAATTTTTGAATAATGTCGCACATAGCGCTGTAGTCTATAGTTGCTATGGGGATACCACAAGCTGCTGCCTCTACTTGAGGCATCCCAAAGCCTTCACATATTGCATATTGTACATAAATGTCAAAAACGTTATATATGACAGACAATTGCTTTGATTCAATACCAGCTGAAACACTAGGAAAGACTTTATTTTTAGATAGGCATTTATCGCATATGGTGCTGGGACCAGCAAACACTCCGCATGTAACATCATTGCACTTTTTGCACACATATGTAAAAAGCACCCTATTGGCCAATCTATGTTCTTTTAACAGCTCAGGGATGTCCCAGCCTGCATCGGGATAGCTTGTATGTAAATATAAAAATGGTATTTGCTTAACCAGGCTATTATTTTCTAGTTCATCCAAAAGACTTCTGAAAGACTTAAACAATTCCGGTATTAGTTTTCTTTTTTGGTTTCTCATTACCGAGCCGATAATAAATGCATCGTTCGGTATATTCATTGCTCTTCTGCATTTGGTTTTGTCCTGGATTTTAAAAGTTGAAAGATCTACTCCTGGAGAAGCAGTATCAACATAGTTAATTTGTCCGCTAGATTGTTTTTCTAGTGTTTTTGCCCCCCAATCAGAATAAGTAAAAATAGCATCAGCGTCTAGGAAGGTGCTGATCCATGATTGTTGCTGTGGGGCAGAATCTACTGTCGGCATCAGAATCCAATGAAAGAACTTTCTAGCTGGAGAAAGCTCTTGATAACTAGACATCCAATAATCTCTAATGTCTATAACAACATCAGGCTTAAAGTCAATGACAACTTTATCAAATCTCCACCTACCGAACATATTGTCAGACCTAGATGAATATTCGTTATATCTAGGATCGGTTTTTTGCACAGCGTTTGCATAAATAGTCCAAGGGGTCTTTGAATCTCTTGGGTCATTTACATTGGCATAACTTGCAAATTCCGCTATATCATATTTATTGGTATTATATAATCGGGTCAATAGTTCTTTGGCATAGATCGAAAAGCCAGAATTGAGGAAACTGGCTTCTGAGCACATCAATATTTTTAATTTTTTCATCATTATTTTTTGGACGATACAAAAATAGCGAGGAATGAATCCTCGCTATTCATGGTTAAGAATTAAGATTCATTAAAAGGCTACAGCTTCTTGATCTTCTGATTTCTTGTATCTAGATAGCTTTGTAAGCTTTGAAAAATTATTTACCCTTACCTTGAAACTATTGTGCTTAACTCCGTCTTTTTCCCAGGAATCGTTTCTTAAGGAACCCTCCACCATGACCAGATCACCCTTGGCAAAAGACTCTCCAATAATTTCTGCGCCAGTATCCCAGGCTTCACAGTTGATAAAAGACGTAACCTTGTCTCTATCCCCATTAGCCTTTGTGTATTCTCTTGATGTAGCAACAGTAAAGTTGACTACAGCAGTCTCTTTTCCTCCAGTATTAACTCGTCGCATTTCTGGATCTCTAGCTAGGTTTCCTCTAAGAATTACAAGATTCATTTAAATCTCCTTAATTATAAAAATATAAAATAACCAAACCAACTGATACTATTATAGCAGAACTGTTCCGTTTGTCAAGACTGCGGCTCAAAACATTTTTCTACTATGAGGCTATCTTTGTTTTTAGACTTTTTCCCAGTAAAAACTAACACATTGCCTTCAAAAATATGTGTTTTGTATTGTTCCCAAACGTCAGGAAATAATATGATTGAGTCAAGTATTCCGTATTGGTCCTCTCCAGTTACAAAAGCCATCTCTGATCCTGGATTCTTACCTGTTTTTGTTTTGGTTATATTAATAGATGATATTTCGGCAGCCATAATGATATCAGACTTATATGTGGTTTTAAAATCTTTGCAGTTAGTATTGGTTGTGTCTATGTCGTAAGAGTCTAATTTTGAGCATGTGATGGCTGTACCCAGTAAAGAATTTTCGGAATCAGACAACCATTCTATTTTATCTACCATAGAATACGGCGGATTGTCTATGGTTTTTATAAGATTGGCAATGATTTCTTTTCTATTCTTATTTATTTTTTCCTGCAAGAGTCCGACTAATATATTTTTTAAAGACTGATTATCTTTTTTAATATAAGTATCACATTTTTCTATTTCTTTTTTTGTTAAGGAAGAAAATATCTCATATTCAAATAACATTTCTGTTCTTGTTTTTTTGTAGAAGTCCAAGGAGCCACAACATATTAAGGCTTTGGTTGCAGTACTATTGATATTACATAGTATCATAGATAACATTTGGTACCAATTAATATTATTGATATCTATTTGGTCTTTTTCTATTATTTGTTGCATCTTTTGAAAAACAGAATTGCCTACACCCTTAATATCTGTTAGTCCAAAAAATATCTTGCCAAACTTGATAGAAAACAGCTGATTCATATGTCTTATATCTGGTGTTTGGATAATAATATCCATTTCGTTGGCGTTTCTAACGAGCTCTTTTATTTCTTGTTGTGGATCTATTTTGTCTTTTGCAAATTTCAAATAAGAAGCAAAAAATATTCTTGGAAAATGAGCCTTGGTATATGCAGATAAGTAGGCATTCATCGCGTATGATATTGCATGGCTTTTATTGAAAGAATATCTCTGACTTTTTTCTATCCATCCAAAAATCTCTTCTGCCGTATCTTTATCTACGGTTTTTTGTTTTAGTGCGCCTTCAATAAAAGACTTTTTGACCTTAGCCATCAGGTCAGCCTTTTTCTTTCCAATAGCCTTTCTTAAAACGTCTGCTTCTTTTAGGTCAAAGCCAGAAACAACCCTTGCTATTTCCATAGCCTGCTCCTGATATATCATTTCTCCATAACTTTTTTCAAGAGGACTTTTTAAAGATGGATGATAATAATCTACTGTTTCTTGTCCATTTTTTTTATCAATATAATGATTACTTACGCTTTTACCGTCTCTATAGGCCTCAAGGCATCCCGGCCTTAAAATACTAATCAGGCCCGCTAAATGCTCTATATTTCTTGGTTTTAGCTTTTTGGACATACTTTGACCAAGTCTTGACTCTAACTGAAAACATCCTTTAGTATTGCCAGAGGATATCAAGTCCCAAGTTTTTTCACATTCTAGATTAATTTTTTCTAATCTAGGATCAAATTCAATCTTAGGAAAGTCGCCACTATTGTCCAATACTCTAAATTTGCATCCACAATCGAATGTAAAAATTTCAGCCATTGTATATTTCTATTTAAAAGAATCCTTAAATTTAATCTTTGGTGACATGCTTCTAAAAAGTTTCATAAATCTAATTAGAATTTCTGCTGTGTCCTGTACATCTTTAAGAGCGTCATGAGCATTTTCTTTAGATAATCCTAGATAATCTCTAAGATTGTCTAATGTATAATTTTTAAGTTCACTATTTCCTTCGAACCAATAAAATATAACATTCATAACATCTAAAACATCTCTAGGAAAAAACAGATCGGTTTTATTTTCCTTGTTTGTGTTTTTATATCTCTGGCTCAATCTGTTGATGATTGGCAAATCGAACCTGTTAATATTGTATCCGGCAGCAATCGGGGCACTAAAACAGCTTTTTTTAGTTGACCTACTGTGATACATTTGTAGATAATTAACAAACATTTTCCATGCCTGCTCTTGCTTTTGACTAGATTTCCAGTCCTTCAAAATTTGAGCTTTGCTAACTCCTCTAACCTTAGAGTGAAAGTCTAAAACATCAGAGTCATCATATGTATAATCCTCATTTTCTTCTAGAGCAGATGGTCGCAGAGATATATTAAATTCTGAATCTGGTACTATCTCTAATTTTATTGGGTCAACAATAACAGCTGCTATTTGTACCGGACTGCATACATCTGGATTGCAGCCATCTGTCTCTAGATCGAAAACACATATCTTATTCCTATTAATTTTTCACCTCCACTTTGATATCTGGCTGAATAAATGTCCTATCATTGGCATTGCCAACCACATGACAATTAACGCTTCTGCAACAACTAACTTTGACGGTATTAACTTTTACATATGTCTTATTATTTAAGTCAAATTGTTCGCCAATAGCGACGTCTTTAAAAGATTTTTGCATAATTTATTCTCCACTATGTAGTAATTGTGAAATAGACATAACCTTATCGAGCATAGCCACCCCCAGAATATCAAATTTAATAATACCAATAGATTCCAAGTCTTGCATTTCCATGCCAGCTATTGTTGTCTTGTTTTTTGTATCATAAATCATGGGACAGATATTATTTAGGTTGTGACTACTAATAACTACACCGGCAGCATGTTTTGACTGATTTGATTTGGTGCCCTCTAATCTAATAGCTTGCTCAAATCTTTTGGCAAGGGGACCCTTCAGTGTATTGTCTTTTTCATCAATATAGCACCATTCTTTTAGCTTATCGGCGTTATTCTCTAGAGCCCATCTAATAATAGAGGCTTCGCCACCATCTTCTTTCATTTCTTGTAATTCATCGGCTATTTTTGCTTCGTCTGGAATAAATTTTGTAATTCTGTTCATTTCATCAAAACTAATATTTCCATATACCCTTAATACTTCTTTAAGGGCGCCTCTGCCTTTCATGGTGTTAAAAGTAATCATCTGAGACACTTTTGATTCACCATATCTATTTCTAATATACGATATGATTTCTTCTCTTTTATTGATTGGTACATCCACATCTATATCTGGCATAGAGATTCTGTCTTTAGTATTTCTTCCAGAATTATAAAATCTTTCAAATATAAGATCATATTTTATTGGGTCTATAGATGTTATGCCTATTAAATAGGACACTAAGCACCCAGCGGCACTGCCTCTGCCTGGACCAGCTAACCATCCACGAGATTTAATATAGTTAACAATATCCGCAACAATTAAGAAATAACTAGAAAGGTCAGCTCCCTGTAAAACTTCTAATTCTTTTTTGATGCGTTCTACATAAATATTATGGTCTTCTTTTGGTATATGATTTGCAATTTTTTCCTGCCATCCATTTCTACATAATTGCCTTAGATATTCATCTGGATTCTGATTATCTGGACACTGAAATGGAGGCAATAATGGTTTGTGTAAAATATCATAATCTTCACACATGCTGTCTATATAAAGTGTATTCTCTACCTCTTCCTGGGTATGTATTTCGTTAATCTCTTTTGGATCAAGTATATAATACTTGTCAGACTTAAAAAAACATTCAAATGGTACAGATTCTTCGTTGACAATTTTTTTATTAATATTGGATAGCGTAGTTTTTATATTATTGCACAACAATATTCTTTGATCTATGGCATCTTCTTGCTCTGCATAGTGTGCATCGGGTGTACAGATAATTTTGGTTTTTGTTAGCTTTCCCAGGCCTCTAACAATGTCTGTAAGCTCTTTTTGTCTGGGCATATTTTGTTGATCCATTAGTTGTGACTCAAGGAAAAAGTTATCACTTCCAAAAATTTCTTTCATCTCCGCAATAAAATCCACACATTTGCCTTTGTAGTCTGTGGGATTTTGTTCAACTATATCGGCAATATATGATCCCATATGCCCACAAAATGCAATTAAATTATTATGTGATACTATATCTTTTAGTTTACAGATAGACAATCTTGGTTTTTTATAGTAATTTTCAGGATCGTTAGATTTAGAAACGATTTGTATTAAATTTTTCCAACCTGTTAGATTTTTGGCCAGTACTATAAAATGTGTTAGGTCAATATTTTCTTTAGATTTTATACTAGAATCATCGAACGATAAATATAATTCACATCCAAGTATGGGCTTGATATTTTTAGCTTTTAGTGCGGTATGTATTTGTACAGCACCGGATATGGATCCATGGTCTGTAATGGCACAACTCGGTACTCCTATTTTATTGCACCTATTGGCTATCTGTTCAGGTCTTGACAAACCATCCAATAAAGAATAGTGGCTATGCACATGCAAAGGTATATAGTTTTTCATTCTGTACTTCCTGGGGCTTTGTAATGACCTACATTATACCCTGGCATCGTGTATTCGTCAACCACATTTTTCATGCCTTTGAGCTGTATGTCGTGGGCTACCTGTTCACACATTGTCATCTCATTACCAGGAGAACAAATCTGCCCATCCCTATATTCTAGTATCGGCATCACATGATCTATGTCTTTAAAAGAATTTTTCCCATAATGGCATAATTTTGTACATTTCCAGGTTTTAGATAGTTTTGGCCTTTTGGTTTGTTTGATATGATGAAATTTTTGTCTCAATAAATCTTCTGTTTTCTGTAAATCAGATTTGTCAAAACTCATACTAAAAGGTCCACCATCATTGATAAAAAAAATAGTTACTATACAATTATCTATTTCTGGGTATAATTTTTGTACAGCATAATAGTATATCATTAATTGAGGGTCTTTTTCTAGTTTTTCTTGTGTCTTTTCTTGTCCTGTGGCCCAGTCTAGTCTTCTTCCTGTTTTCCAGTCCACAATTTCTAAGGTGTTTGAGGATGGTCTAGTGATTAAGTCAATTGTGCCTTTGATGGCCAATTTGCCCTTAAGTGTTTCTCCATTAGATAATTTATATTCATATTCTGCCCATGGCTTATCTATAGTGATATCGAATCTCTGTTCCGGATACAGTATTTCTCTATTTCTTGGGTCAAACATACCATCGGCATATTCAATGGCTTTATATGTCCACTTTCTACAGTCTCTGAAGTCAGTTGTTGTCCATTGATGGTGCGTGAAACTAGAAGTATAATATTGATATACTCTTTCTATTATATCATCTAGATTATAATTATAGGCATTAATTTTCCCTAAAATATCATCTTCAAAAGTCTGTTCCCCCTTTTGCATCGTAAACTTTACGAAAGCGAGTATCTCCAGGGCCTTATGCACTATGGTGCCTTTATCTGCCTTCTTATTAGACGGAGATCTATACCCCATGACATAATCAAAGAAGTATTGTTGTTCGCACATGTTGTGCGTATTGTAACTAGAACTACGAAAATATGTAATAATTATGATAGCACCTCTTTAAGAATTTTATCTACTTCTAATGATTGGTTATAAATATCTATTTCTCTATTATCTATGATGTAATCGAATTTATTCCAGTCATACTTGTCTTCGTCTAAAATTTGCTCACTAATATGAGATGAATTATATATATTTCTAGTTAATCTGACTACAACACCATTGTTTTTCTGAATACATTCTACCTCGTTTGGAAATCTACAATCTGTAATGATAGCTATTTGAGGTTGATCTCTGTGTATTTTGGCTATCATAGCATCAGTCCATACGCTTTGCTTGATAGATCTAAGCATATCTGTGCCAATATACTGCATGACTTCTCTCGCTGTCATTTGTGTCTTTTTATCGGGCCAATAACAATCGACTAATTCATTTTTTTTATCATCAGCACCATAGCATTGATCATGTGTTAGGCCTAATATGTTCATGCAAATATCTTGTTTCAGAGGGTCTGCAAAGCTATATAGTTTGATATATGGACCTAAGGTGTTAAGACATTTTGTAATAATATAGTCATTGCTATTAGTTGTACAGGGATTGAAGAGACCTGCATATTCTTTTTTGTTATATAGGTCCGATACTACTATTTCGCCATTTTCGTTAAGATTTATCTTTTTTGCTATGTTCAGATTTCCCAAATACTTAGAGTATATAAAATTAGCACAGGTATTTTTGCCAGATTGTTTTTTTCCAGAAAATGCTATAATTTTTGTATTATTCATGAATCAGTTGGGGTTTGATGGTTTGTTGAACTTGTTCGATTGTCATGCTGGCTATATCGGGATATTGTATTTTTATCTCGTGTACATTATATGTTCTTTCACATTTTTTTCTAATCATAGCCGCAGCTTTTCTTCCGGCTTCGTCATTGTCCATTATAGTAAATATCGTCATAGCCCCAGAAGAATCTATAATCATTTTTTGAATATCAGCTAATGACGAACCGAATATGGCTACACTATTATGTATACCTGCTTCTTCCAGTCTCCATACATTGCCTGGACTTTCTACTAAAATAATACTATGACTATTCTTTATATGGTCTTTGGCAAACCAAAAATTATATAAGTGATTCTGTGTTTTAAAGCCACTATTATGTTTCCATTTAGAATATAGATATTTCTTGTCTTCTGATGGACAGCTACTTGAATTATGATAGCAATTACATCTATCACATCTGTCATTTGTGGCCCTTCCCGTACAACCAACCATAAATTTATGGTTTTGATCATATACTGGAACAACAGCCCTATTGGTCATCGGCTTATTTGCATTTTGACAATCTCCAATATCGTATTTCTCTAGAATCTCTTGGCTGAATCCTCTATTTAGAAAATAGGCAGAAGGGATGTTAAGAGAGTTGACAATTTGGCTTCTTGGTAATTTATTTATATCGTCTTTGCGTATATTTTGTACATACCTAACAGCATTTACGAATGTGGTCTTCTCTTTTTGTTTATTGGATACTTTAATGTCTTTTAATTTATTGCCAAGAAAGTTTTCTACAAAAGATATGGTTTCTTTGAATGTGCAAATTTTGTCCTGGTTATTGTACCATTCATATTTCATATTCGATAAACAGCCTCTCACAAAACCAAGTATTGATGGCTTAAAGATTTCTTCGCAATTATGAGTCCTGCATTTCCAGTTGCCTCGATAGCTATCTCCTACATAGTAAAGATTAAGAGCGGATGGATTATCTCCTTGATGTATAGGACAATTCATTGCTATCATCTTATCAGATAGTTTATACTCAGAAATATTTAATATTTCCAATAGTTCTTCTATATTATCGCAAAGGCTGTCAGATAAAATCTTAAGCTTATGCTGATCATACGAATTCGATTTTGTTGCTTTCATTGTTATCATCAATTATAAACCCATCCTGCCTGTTTGTCAAACCTCCACCAGCCATTAATTCTAATCGTGTCTGTCCTTCTGTGATTTTAGCACACCAGCCCTTCATGTGACAATTTATATAGTCATTATCATCCAATCCTCCTCCATGTCTGCTAATAACAGGCAATAATTTTCTATTGCCATTATCTGGTCCATCTTCTGCAATTTCCTCGTCTGTCTTTCTTTTAAAGATGGTAAAATTACTACATAGCCATATAATTCTATCAGAACCACTAGCAGTATCTGTACTTTCTTTCGTAATTCCGTCTCTATTTAATTGAACAAAAGCTACGATAGGTATCCCATATTGGCATGCAAAATTATGTAATGAAGTCATCATAAATCCCAAAACCTGATATTCTTTAAGGTCTTGACTCATGCCAGCACTATCCATTAATTTTAGATAATCATAAAACACAACACAGTCTTTCGCCTTGCCGTCTGGCAGCAAACCCACTTCTTTGACTATCCATCTTCTCATAATAGCTAACTGCTCTTCGAATGGTTTGCCCGCTATGCTTTTATGATAAAAGGGAATTTCAGACATTTTTTTAGAGCTGTCATAGATTTTTTTCTTTAAGTTTGGTGAATCTGCAAATTTTCCTGTTTCTATGCTTTGCATATCTATTTCGGTGGACATTGCCAAAAGTCTATGGATATGGTCCTCTTTAGTCATTTCGGTATCCATATTAAGTACTGGTATATTTAATTCATTGGCGATATAATATCCCATATTATCAGATAGTAATGTTTTGCCGGTTTTGGGTCTGGCGGCAATAACGTTGATAGTATTTTTTCTAAGTCCTCCCCCTATAGCTTTATCAAACACAGGAAAACCAGTAGAGATACCAATTTGCTCTACCTTGTTATTTTCCAGATAATCTATATATCCTTCAATATCTTTTCCTATTGCTTCCGGGCCAGATTCATTATCATTAAGCTTAGAAGAGAAATCAAATATAGAATCTTCAGCAATACCAAGGATGGAGGTAATTGTCTCATTACCACTAATATCCAAGATCTTATCTTGGGTCTGTTTTAAGTTGGCATGAAGATCTCTCGCTATTTCTAGTTTTTTTATCTTCGCAGCAAATTTTCTCGCATTAATCTTTTCTACAGGAAAATCCTTGATTGCTTTGATGTGTTGGGCTTCTGTTTTATTGTTAATTAAGTGGGAGAGTCCAAGTTCGTGAGATGCAGAAAATACAGAAGCGATATCTATAGATGAACAAGCCCCTTGTTCACAAACATGCTTTAAGCATTGATACAAATATTGATTACTATCAACAGTAAATGTTGTTTCTTTTATAATATCCGACACCTCAAGGTACACACTGTCCCCATATTGCATGATTGAGCTTAGAACAGCTCTTTCTGCAGCCGTATCGCACAGTATCATTACGAAGACCCCTTTGAACAACAGTTATTGCATTTATATCGGTTTGCACTATCTACTAATAGTCTTTTGCTGACTGTTTCTTTTTTTCCACAGATGCAGCACTGCACATCTATTATAGTGCTTGGTCTAGATCTGGCTGTTGGTGGATATGAAGAAAGTTTTTTATCTATTGCACTATCTGATCTATGCATCTGTGCCTCTGGCATGCTATCAAATAAATTGGGTCTTGTAGAAGTTTGTTTCGCATCTTTATTTGTGATAGGATTAGTAATAGTATCGGATTCTGTTTTTTGCTCAGATTGATCTATTACATTAATCATCGCCATCATCAATTCTTTTAATTTTTGTGTATCTATGTCAGCCATTTTTAATTTTATTCCTTTGAATAGAGATAATGATATCTGATAAATTTTTTATATTATTGGCTAAATATGAAAGCCTATCCATTCTTTGTTTGGCGTATCTTTTGATTGTGTTAAGAGCATAAGCCTTTTCGTTGTGCTTAATTGCCTGGAGAGATTTTTCTACATACCCATATCCTTTATAGTTATTGATTTCATCAGCAATAACCTCTTTTATTTTTTCGTCTGACCAATTATATCTTGCTATTTCTCTATTTAATGTTCTTTGAATATGAAAACCAAATTGAGATAATCTATAAGCGATTTCTCCACAATCGTCTGGAGTTAATTTTTCTAGCATTGAACGATTCATGGTAAGATATTCATTCAGCTCCTCTGACGGCATGGAGTCTTCTGCATAAGAAGGCATGCCCATACTGGATTCATATTCGTCTAATATAGTATCCCAATACTGTAGTTCTTCTTTACTATTTCTATTCATTGGTCAGTCTTTCTTTCCAATCTTCTAATCCTTCATTATACGGAAGTTCTATATATCTAATATTATTTTTTTCACACCAGTATTTTTTATCTCTGTCTCTTTTTTTGTGTTTCATAAACCCCAACGAGGTTTGGTGGTAGAATTGTACAAATTTATAATGTTGTTCGCCATGAACCTCTATGCATGTTTCATTAAGTGGTAGATAAAAATCTAAAAACAATGTTTCATTTTTTCTAACTGGTATTGGAACCTCTTCTAAGACTTGCAAAGTAGGAAATATTTCTTTTATTAAAGATCTTGCCGTCAGATGTAGAGAAGATTTATTTATCGCTCTACCTTTGGCTATATGGCCCTTGAGAGACCACCTCTGAACATTATCATCCAAATCAACAATATTCATTCGCTGATTCCCATCATTTCTTTAACAGAAGCCCACAGACTTTCATATATGTCTGGGTTTTGACTAATAAAATCCCTTGCCTTTTCGGCTCCCTGAAACTTTGGAGTATCTTTCACATTTGTAAATGTATACCAAGCTCCGCCCTTATCTATTAATCCAAGATCTGTGGCTAAATTAAATAGCTCCATCTCTTTATCTACGCCGACGCCATAGCGAATATAGCTTGTTATTTTAGCTCCAGGCGGACCTAATGCAGAGCATATTACTTGCCACTCAATTGTTTGTCCTATCTGGGTTTCTTCTTTGCCGACATTCCACGCTTTAAAATACGTAGCTTTTAATTTGACATCTGTCTGATAGGCTATTGCCTGCCCTGATTTTTCTTTCCATTCACTACTGCCGTATCCTGGGTTGCCCATCAGATGGGTGATACCTATAACTATATTCTTATTAACGGGAATAACATTAGCAACTTTTCTGCAAAATTTTGCTAACAGTTTTGCACCATCGGCTCTTTGCATCTTACTCATGTCTGATGTGATTTCAGATTCTGTACATAACGCTGAATAAGAATCGATAATTAAGACAGAACCAGGTACTTCATTGATAATTCTTTCAGCGATTTGAAGATATTCCTCCGCATGTAATATCTTACCTGTTTTTGATCCTATGATATGAAATCTGTCTAAATTAAGTCCATTGATACCAGACAAGTCTCTTTTTTTAAGTCTACCTTCTATGTTTAGATAGTACACTTCTCTGCCGTCAGCAAAATCTCCGTATGCGTATTTTTCCTGTTGTGCTAATGCCGCTATGTACAAAGAAGTAGTAGTCTTGCCGCATTTGGGCTGACCGGTAAAAATCACAAAACTACCTTCTGGAATTCCTCCATTAAGAGCGATATCTAACGATGGGCTTACCGAAATATTCAAAACCTTCTTGTCAATAACAGAATTACCAGAAAGTATAATGTCGTCACCAAAATTTTTCTTAATATCAGTCTTGATACTCATCATCTATTTCCTTAAGTGTTGATAATATATTTTCTTGCTTTTTGTTTTTTCTAAAAGACGTAGGCTTTTTCCTGTCTATTGGTTTAGACAGATGTGTATTTTTCGATGCTATAATGCGTTCTTCCGTTTCTATGATCTTAATCAAAAATGGTGATCTTAATGAATACGTATTTTTTGTTTTAGGGTTATTCAGAGCTGCCACAATTGCCTTGGCTGAATATATCTTTAACAGTTTGTGGGCAGAGGCTATTTGACTCCGATAAAACTTTTCCCAATAACTACTCACCCAAAATCTATAATGTAAATCCTTTTTTTCCCTGATTGCCTTGTGTTCACATATCATCTCTGTGATATACTGAGCATCAGACACTTTTTTCCCATTAGAATATTTAGAAATATACATCTTTAACCATTTGGTCGATGGATACAATCGTCTGTAACTCTAGAGTTTTTATGTTTGTGTGATTGTATACTCATTGATGCTTCACCAGTCATAACGGTTACGGAAGCGTTGTTGGCGGTTTTAGAAGAAAGCATCTTCTGGACCGCTGGTTTTTGAGCCGTAGAAACTTTGTCTTTGTTAGATGTGGAGCCATATTTCTCTATCACAGACTCTACTTGTTTAGTTGTCAGCTTTAATTCTGTGGCGATATTCTCTATTGTTTTTTCTTCATGATTAAGCCACCTAATAGCATATGTTTGCGCTTTGCTGATTCTTGCCATTATGTTAATTCCCTTTCAGTATTTAATAGCCATGCCTTATTATTTGTGTTCAAATACTTGATATAGTGACCAAAAGCCTTTTGTCCAACTTCTACAAATTTATATCCCGATCTGTATGAGCTTGCTGTTTTATGGGGGTGTGCTATTTGGTCGTTGGGGTCAAACGGCTTGCCATACCTATCGCACTTTATCATAAGTCTATATGTAGAGTCGTCCCGATATATTTTTTTAGCAGCCACGTCTTGATCGTCATGCTTGCGTCTTAGATTACTGTTGGCATCTACAAAATCTTCTTTGCCTTTATGTGTATAATACTCGTTGTCTGTCTGCCGATTGCTATTTTGATGTGTTTTAGCTTCAACCACAAAATCATTCATTAGGCATCTCCTTTGCTGCATTGATTAATGACTGCTCAAAATGTTTTAAAAAATTTAGCATATACTCTTCAGGATCTTGGCCAGGAGGTACGGGCATATGAAAATTTCTTTTATGTATCAATTTAGATCCCACATTTTCACGCTTTTCATTCTGCTCCATAATGTTTGATTCAACAGAAAAGATGATTTCATGAGGACAATCTATTAATTTTCTGGGAGATGTATTCAGTTCTGCATATCCAAGCATTTCCTCTTTAAATTTTGGATCGTCCAATAGTTCTTTCACTGTTTTTTCTATGTCCATTTGGTTTTACTTCCTCTCTTTATCCTTGACATACCGGTGGGAAGTTCCTGCTGACCCCCTTTGTATTCATTGTGTTTTTTGTATAAATAATTTTTTTCATCATTACTCATACGATCACGGTTCCTATTTGCTAAATCTCCCAGCTTAATATCTGAATCAGACTTAACTACACTACCAAACATATTGCCAAGATCCGTAGAGTAATCCCTATCAATATCTTTAGTTTGGCATTTTGTACATTTGATCTGTTTGGAATCATACTCTTTATATGTGGCCACAATAGAAAATTTATTACCACAATTATTACACACAAACGAATATTCAGGCATTATGCTTTTAAGTCCCTATTTATATCTGCTAGAACTTTTTCGTTACCGGTCTTTAGAAATCCTATATATTTATTGAATATGTATTGATTGACCTGTTTCATTGTATGCGATTTGCTATTTTTGCAAATTCTGTCTACAAACGTTGCTTTGGGACATGATTTTGATAATGGATTATAGGCTTGTCGTTGACAATTTATGGCTATATAATATTTATATCCAATATTATCAACCCCCAAAGAACTTGCGGCCGTCATGCTTCTGGGCTTTTTCTCACAAATACTTTGAGCATATATATGTGTACTGTCACTGCCTACTGTAGGGAATCCACTACTATCAAAACCGTCTTCTTTTCCTGTGATAGTATAGTATTTATTTTCTTTCATATTCATAATGCTTGTTAATGTATTTAGTCCATATCTCCATCGCTTCTGATCTTATATTAGTCAATTCGTCGTACCATGGCAAGTATTTGTATGAAAATTTTGGCATATGAGGCTCATTGAGCAGTGACATGTTTGCCTCTTTTGGTGTTTTGTTGGCCTTTTTAGCATTGCATTTTATACAAGCTGTTGTGACATTGGTCCAGCTTGTTGCCTTTTTATGATCAGAAAATCTAGATTTGGGTATAATGTGATCATATGTCAATTGTGATCTATTTAAATGCTTGCCACAATATTGACACATAAAATTATCTCTAGTAAATAAATTTTTTCTAGACAATTTAATATTAACAGAGCCAAAGCATTTTAGATATTGTGTTGTTCTAGCTACTGCAGGAACTTTAATCTTTTTATTGTTGGCACATAGAATATAGTCGTCATAGTGTTCTAAGACATGAATACCATATCTTATATCATTATGGTATTTTATATTCCAGAGCACTGCTCTTCTCCAATCTATTATTCTTATTGGTGTAAAATCACAATTTAATAATAGGCATTTATTATGATCTATTGTCATATTCTTCTAGTCTGTCTATAATATCTGCTATAATTGGATTTCTCACAATATCGGAAGCCTCTAAACGAGCAATGCCGATTCCACTTATTCCTTCAAGTACATTGATCAGTTTTATAAATCCTCCCTGAAGGGGTCTTTGCAAGTCAGATTGCGCAACATCTCCCGTTAATATCATTTTACTATCAATGCCTATTCTTGTCAATAGCATTTTTAGCTGATCATAAGAGGCATTTTGACACTCATCAGCTACCACAAAAGCATTATGAAAACTTCTGCCTCGCATCAGTCCGAGAGGAACAACCTCAATTCTTCTACCGACTTTTAGCTTAGTGTAATGCTGCATTTGTAAAAAATAGTTGATTTCATCGTATAGTGGTAATAAATATGGATGCAGTTTTTCTTCTGCTGTTCCGGGCAAAAATCCAAGTCTTTCCCCGGCTTCTACAACAGGACGAGTAATTACTATTTTTTCTACCTTATCTTCAATTAGATATTCCAGTGCCATACCTATAGCTATGTGGGTTTTACCGCTACCTGGAACGCCCTGGCAGAAGGTTATGTCATTTTCTGCTACCGTCCTGATATAATCTTTCTGATTAATAGATCTTGGCTTAAGCCTATTTTTAAATCCTACAATAATATCTTCAGGAGCAACAAAACCATCTTTTGTGTTATTAATAAGAACAGGTTTTGTAGCACGATTTTTATTTTTTTTTCTCAATGTAATGCCTCTAGGAGTAAATTAAATTAGACATGCGCCACCAGCACAACTAATTTCCTCTATTCCTACAGTATTGTCCTCTGTTTCCAGTAGTTGTGTATAATCAACCTTAGAAAAGCTATCATATAAATCTGTATAAATCTTCCAATTATATACATCTTTCATACAGTACGTTAATCTTTTAATATCGTCATCAAAATATTTTTTAGCAAATCTTTTCATCTTTATAGAAAAGAGTTTCTTATCGTCTCCGTCTGTATCCAGTTCTTGATTTAGCGTTATATAGTCACAAGCTGCCCATAAATTGTTGTCGAAAGCATTCAGTCCTAATTCTATTAAACCAGAACACCACAGCGAAGCGTCTCCATATTCTTTAGCTATTTCTCTGCTTGTATAGACTGTTGTGAATGGAGCTTGTGGATAGTCTTTGTCTCCGCTTTGTGGAATAAGACTGATGCCTGCAAAATATTTACGATTTTGATAAATATATTTTGTTACATCTTCCCACTCTTCCGGCTGAACCGTAACTGTGTTGCTTACATTGTGACTAAGGAAGTCTTGAGTACAGAGCGACCTATTCTTGCCCGACTGCACCCAGTTACGTTGTGTATCTTTTACTACCGTGAGCATTTCTACTGCTGGTAATTGATTTTTTAATTTAGAACCATCTGGTACTTCGATAGGGAATTTAATAACCTCATCCGTGTTATTGGCTGACCACGATGATTTTTCACACGCTTGCGGATTGTAACTTTTGAAATATTGATAAGGTGGCTCTAAAATATTTGCTTGTACATGCCTTATATACCTTTTGGCGTGATGAGGATGAATGCCCGAACTTGTTCCAAGCATAGAGCTGCTTGTTCCTTCTGGTTTCAAACAGGTGACCCTGGCTGCTTGGTTGATATTTATTTTTTTAGACAATTCTTTATTGGTATCGACAGCAATTTTTGCTCCGGCCTTTAATACCTTTTCTGTCAGAACTAGATCATGTTTTTCCATAATGCCTGTTAGCGAAACACCCAACAATGCTTCTCTATCGAAGATAGCCTTGCTGACTTCGCCTAAGTAATCTAGATCAGTAAATCCTGCTTGTAGTGTTCCGATAATAGCAGCGGCTTTGCATCTTTCATAGAAATCAGCCTCATCTGTTACAGATGAACAATTAATGGTGGAGAGATTACAACCCTGCCATCCTGACTTACCTGTTTTTTCATCAACAGGCCACATGCCCACTTCAACACACGGATTAAAGGTCATTTCTGTAGAATCGCTCCAGATAAATCCTGGCTCACCAAATTCTTTTACAGACTCCATTAGGTTTTTAAAATCTTCATAAGATGTATCATCTTTTAATAGTAGAGCAGAGTTATTGCTTCTGGCTCTTTGTGGATTCTCAATGTACCAATTGCCGGTTTTAGCTTTTGCCATTTCTTCATCGTCAGCACTAAACAATGCTAATGACGCACTTCTACGCACCCCACCAGATAATACAGCATCGCTGCTGTGCATAATAATATCATAAGCGTCAATTGGTCTGAGCTTTTTTTGTCCATTCTCAATACACTTGTCTAAGAGTTCTCTAATTTTTTCTAAGCCATTTTGTAATGGTTCAAAACCAGGCGCTTTGCCAACGCCAGAAGATAGCTGAGCACCTTTTTCACGAATATTACTGTAATCAAAAACTACATACTTATCTTTGTATTCTGAAAAACGTGATTCGCTAGGCTTATTGAAATAGGAGCTTAATAAAATGCCTAAAGCATCAGACCAGCCTTCAATACTATCTTCTATAACATATTTTACACCTTTGCGCTTGTCTTTTTTTTCTGATGAAAGATTGGGCAATTTGGCAACATGGTGTTTTTGTACACTAAAGCCAGTACCGCTACCACAAAGTAACAACCAAAAGCATTCTTGGAAGAATCTTAGGCGATCACAGTAGGAGCTGGTGCAGTTATAGATCTTCGCATGACGCTTTAGGATCGGTTCTCCGCCGAACTGAAGGGCTCTTTGGCTTCCCAATACCTTCTTTTTAAACATAAGGTCATATGCCCAATCAATGTCTTCTTTAATATTTCTATCAGCATACATAGTATGCATCATGCCTCTTACGCGATCCACAGCTTCTTTCCATGTTTCTCTACGATTTTCTTTCTCAATCCAACGGGCATATTTACTGACAAATGTATAATTCTGTAATTCATTTAACGCCGACATATTAGCTCCTTAGAAGATTATCTGAAATTTGGCCCGAAGTAAGATTGATTCTGTCATAGATATGATAAATCATTGGTTAGAGGAAAGCAAGGGCCATAATTAATATTGATTGTACTACTAAATACACCATTGCCAATTATCTTAATTTTGTTTTTGTGTTTTATAAATTTTGAATCCAAGCAAGATTTGGTGTACATCGGATAATTTTAATCCCCGTTTGATTCACAAAAAGATCAAATCTTTCTTTCGCCTCTTGGTCGAATAGTTTTGTGCCATGGCCATTCGCCATAACAACCTCTGTGATGCCTTCTTGCCACAGAGCCATGATACAATCATTACAAGACTGGCCGGTTATGTACGCTCTGCCCTCGTCTGGACGAATGACACAATTAGACAAAGCATTTCTTTCTGCATGAATCATCCAATGATATTTTTCTGGACGATAAGTAGGCAGCATTGAATCATCCATACCTTTAGGAAAACCATTATATCCAACGCCTAATATCCGGTGCTGCTTGTCTGTGATTACGCATCCGTGCTGTGTGTGTATGTCGTGGCTTCGTTGTGAAACAACCCTAGCCAACCCTAAGAAATAATCTGTCCAGTCTGGTCTCATAGATATATTTTATCGGATGCCGTTGTGTTTGTCAATACATAATCTAATTATATCTCTTAATCACCAGAGATCGATATTTTCTGGGTGTGGGCTTTTCCATGCCAATGTTCTGTACAGGATATACATCGTAACTATTTGATATATACCAACCTATAGAATTAACCATTCTTTCAATTGTAGAATAATCGATATTCCACCACACTCTCCTAAATTGATTTTTACTAGGATAAAATGTAGAGCCATTAAAGTGTCGGTCTACAAAAGGATTAATGAGAACAGCAAAACTTTTTACTTTGTATAAAATATTCATTAATACTAGCATAGGATCTCTGACATGAGATAACATTGTGCCAAAAATAGCGGCATCAAAATCTCCTAATTCTTCTGGTAAATCTTGATAGATATTAGCTCTATATTGTTTGCATTTTGAATTTATTTTTTCATGTATATAATCATAAGCATTATAATACATTTCATGAACTTCTGTGTGGACGGCCGGTTTATATCCTGGATATTTTAAAACATCCCAGTAAGATCCGTCTGGCATATCATAAGAAACAACATCGGCCCCTTGCTTTTCCATCGTGAAAGATAAGAACCCCGAACCTGCGCCAACATCTATAACTTTTTGATTCATATAATTCATATTCCCTAAATACTGATTTATACATTTTGTAAGATCCCAATCTCCCTGAATTATCTCTCCGTCGGGTAGTGGAATAGAATGATAAAATTTACAGTTTTCTAACTTTAGTCCTTTTTTTGGTAATATAAACATATTTATTCTTATGCTCCATCTCTTTATGTATATTTAGTACTGATAATTAAAATGTTCTATAGTGTCTCTTTCTTTTTCTGCTACCAAATCTATTAGCTCTTGATCATAAATATCAGAACAAGAAATTTGTGTTATGCTTTTATTGCCGTGTGATAATTTTATTGCGTCCAAGCCTATAGTCCCACAAAGATAATCAAATTCTTTTTGTAAATTTTCAAATCTGGCAATATGCGACACCATTATCTTTTGATTTTCGTTTAAAAAATACTGTGATTGTGCTGAATTATTCTTAATGATTTGTCTAATAATCTGTTGCTCATTATTGTTGCTAAACAAATTAACACAATCTTTTCCCTGTTTTATTTTGGGGTCTTTCCATTTTTTAAAATCTGTTGTTCGTAAATATTCTTCTGCTTTTTCTTTGTAGTATTTAAAGAAGCTCAAATATCTTTCCCAAGGATTTCTCACAACACAAAATGAAAAATAATCACTAAAACTAAATTTAATTTTTTCTAGTCCCCGCTCACAGTCTAGAGCAGTGCCGTGTTGATAAAAAAACTTATCTTCTGGTTGTCCAACTATGTCCAATATATCAAGAGGAGACAATGTTTCTCTTAATGACCTAGTTCCTGTTTTTGGTATGTCTATAGTTATGAATTTTTTTTTATGAGATATAAGCATATTTTAATTTTTTTGTGAAAAATAGTTATATAGAGCCATGTCGTATTTACACTGTGACAATAAATAGCTCATATCGTCTGGTGTGATATGTTCCTTTATAGATTTAGTATTTTTATTCATGGCTTTTTCTATAGGATATTTATCATAAAAAGGTGCATTTAAAGGTCTGTATTTTATACCATACTTCCAAATATCTAACTCAAATTGTTCTATATTTTCTAATATGCCTACAATATGAAAATCTTTAAGTGTATTTATGGCCTGTTGTAGATCTTTCTCTGTTGGGTCTGTGCTAATGTCTCTCTGATTTATATGATCGATAACCCAATTTTTTTCAAGGTCTTTACTATGAATATACTCATGAAATGTATTCTGTGAGATTGTTTGATGGTTTTTTTCCCACTCTCCAAATTCAGTATTATAGTAAAAAATTGATTGAAGTCTAGTTATAGGGTTTCTCAGTAGTGTTATATATATAGGATCGAAATTATATTTTGTAGTGATTTTATCTATAAGTTTTTGAGTGTCTTTAAATCTACTAACAGAGACAATGGATATTGAATAAAGCTGAAAAACATTCGAATCGCAACAATTTTTAAAGATTTCATAGTCTATTGTTTGTTCGTGGTATTTAGACGTGTCGTGTTTTAGCGTATAAAAATTAGCAACAAAAAAATGATTGCAACCAACGTTTATTTTAGTAGAACATAAATCGTAAATCTGCCGATTGGGATTATTACGATCCATCGCATACAACATAGCATGATCTCGAAAAAAAGTACCACCACTTTTTGGTATGTGATAAAAAATATAAAGATTATTATTTTGGCTCATTTATTTTTATTTTTTTATGGATAATTGCAGGTTGGTATCTTTTGATTATTTCTGATACAGGAAAATCTATATCCTGTGGTATATTGTTGCAATAATTGCATATTAAATTGTTCTTTAGAATATTCTTTTTAATGAATTTTAATATTTCTCTATTAGATAGATTGTAGTCATAGTTGTTTTCTAGTACATAATAAATAGTATAATCATACGGCATATTTTGTGAAATGCGTCGAACATACAGGGGCACAGAATCTAAGCAGAAGTCCATGTATTGGTTAAGAATCTGGTTGCCTGTTGAGTATAGACATATGCCACCGTTGATATGCTGATTATTAATATCGTAATATTTCATGTAGCAGTGGCCGTCGTATTGTGAGCCAGATATCATAAAGGGTCCCGACGTTAGACAATAGTTGTAAATTTTATCTAGCCAATTATCTAATAATATGCAATCACACTCTAAAAATAGTGATGTGTTAAAATTTTCTAAATGTCTTTGTCTAAAAATACTAAAGAAGGAATATAATGGACCAGATTGTTTGCCATAAGTAAAATCTAGTGTCTCATCTTCACTATTGTAATGGTTATATTCTTCGGGAATATTTAAATAAATAATATCTACATCTCTAAAGGTCTTTTTTAAATAAGACAAGTCTATATTGTCATTTTCATTATTATTTCTGATAATTCTAAAACTTAATTTTTTAGCAATTTTTTTATTGGCTCTTGTCATAGACTTACGCAGATTTTCTATAAACGTGTCATACTGACCATCTTTATCCTCATTAGATGTTATTAAGAGAGTTAGGCATTCTAATTTGTTTTGGTATGCTTTGAGATCGTCTTGTGTAAAATACTGAGAAATATTTCCTATAACTTCCGTTCTTTTTTCTGTATTGAGATCATAATATTTTCTAGTCTTATTTTTTCTATAATCAATATGTATAGCATTGATATCCGGGTATAGATTTTTAAAATAGATCTTTTGTTGATTAAGATAATTAGAGAACAGCCGGTCACAGTTGCCTTTGCCTAAATCAAAATCGAAACATTCTTTTATAGAATCAGGAGATATTAAAAGAGTGTCGTAAAAAATCCAAGCATCATGTGAATATAGCGGGTTGCTAGGGCATGATTCATCCCCATAATAATCAGAACTTTCTACTATTTCTCCTTTTTCTGACAGATCTTTTCTGGTTATTGCATAAAAATTATATGGAGAAAATTTTTGTTTTTTAATATATTGGATTGTTTTATCAAAATAAATATCCGAATTCGCTAATACTTTTATATGATTAGTAAAATTATTTTGACTGTACAATATCCAATCACTATATGATAATCTTTTTCCAATAGGCGATGACGATATTTTGGTTTTTTTTGTAATATCTGGTATCTGTTTAATAGAATCTTTTTCATAAAAAATATGAATATTGTCGATATATTGATTTTTAAGATTATTTAGTAGGCACTTTTTTCTATGCCGCTCTGTATCTGCATCATGATACCATTGTGAAAATAAACAAATTTTTGTATCGGGCGATAGATGATAGGAATTTTCAGTAGTGTAGACTTCGCCAATAGACTGTGCTGTTGATTTATATCTTCTTTGCTCGTCGCGGCCAAATAAAATATAGTGGGTTATCGCACCCTTTTCAGTGTTTACTCCTGCTAATCCAAGATCGGGATGATTATCTAGATAGAATTTCCAGTCAAAATCTTTTGGTAATTCTGGATTTTGCAAATTAACCATTTATAGCTCTTTATAATATTCGCCTATAACAAATTTTGTATTTGTGGTCATAGAGTTTAATTTATTCGCTTTTTCATAATCTGATCTGGTGATAATTCTAAAGTCCAAACTCACCCTAGTGTTACCTGTCATATTGGGAAGATTTCCATGCAAGCACTTATTTCCATTAAAACTAAAAATTTCGCCAGGAGATAAGCATATCTGTTTGAAGTCCTTTTTGTTAGGTTCGCTTTCTGTTATGACAGTATTACTCTCAAACATTGGACTAATGGCTATGATATAGTTAATTTCTCCTTCTGGATGATTAAATTCACTATCTGTATGCCATGCGGCAACCGCTAAATTATCTGGTAAATGTACTCTGAAAGTGGGCCATTTTTGGTATATTATTTCTTCGTGATATTGTGTAGATATTTCATTGCTGATTAATGATTCATACGCATCAATAAACTCATTCCAGCCAGATCTCATCTTGTCATAAAACATTTTGTGGAATATGGTAGCTGAATCAGCTCCAACTTCATCGAAATATTTATATCTTTCGTTAGTGGATTGATGCAGGCTAGACAAGTCGTCAACATCAAATAAAGATTGGATTAAAGAAATAAATGGGTATTTAGATATATCATATTTTAAAATCATTGTTGTTCCTTATCTACATATATTTTTATCTTTATTAGAAATAATATCTACTGTGGCTGGCCAATTGATATCGTAATTTTTATAGCAGAATGTCTCGTCCAGACTAGGGTTATATTCTTGGTTTTGTTGATATATTAAAATACTATCTTCTAGAGCCAAGAAAGCATGTCCGCAAAATGGTGGTATATATAAACTATTAAGTACATATTCACTTAAACATATACCAAAATATTGATTGTATGTTTTGCTGTGGGGCCTTAGATCAATACATACATCATAAACTGTTCCTTTGACGCAAGTTACATATTTAGCATAAGGTGTTCTGTGAACACCTCTTAATGTTCCTTTTTTTGAAAAACTATAGTTTGATTGTTCTGGATTAAATAATGGCTCTACAGATGAAACTTTAAATATCTCGGAAAACCTACCTCTGTGATCTTCAAAGATTTTAGGTTGTGTCCAAAAGCAGTTTTCTATATGAGTTTCGTGTTTAATCATTTAACATCCAGTGTATAGTTTTTTGTAAAGACTCATCAAAACTTATGGGTTGCTGCCAGCCCATATTCCTTAATTTACTACCATCTAAACTGTATCTTCTATCATGTCCTGGTCTGCTTTTTTCTAAATCGACATATTTTAGTCTTGGTTCTTTATTCATTAATTGACCAAGTCTTTTTACCATATCATCATTGTATAGTTCTACATCTCCTACGACATTATAGTGTTCTCCAGCTTTGCCGTGATTCAATAAGAATAATGTTGCATTGGCTGCATTTCTTGCATGTAGCCAATGTCTTTGTCCCACATATTCTACATTCCCTTGAGAGTCTAATTTGGCATGTATTTTAACGGGCTGGTTTTTGTTGATAAGATCTATAGCCAGAGCAACAAATTTTTCTTTATGTTGTCTTTCTCCAAATAGATTCATGGTATATGTATGAATAATGGGTAATTTATAGGTGTTATGATAGGATATTCCTAATGCCCCCTGACCAGCTTTACTGGCACTGTAGGGATTGCTGGGACGCCATCTGTCGTCTTCTTTAAAATCATAACCCTCTGGGGCTGGTCCAAAAACTTCGTCCGTTAAATAATTAATAAACAATGCTTTGGGAGAATATTGCCTATACCACTCTAAAAGATTGAGAGTGCCGACTACATTATCTTCCACGAATTGCCTGGGATGAATTATGCTTCTAGTCACATGGCTGTTGGCGGCTATATGCGCCACATAATCCACTTCTCCGATTGCTTCTATGGTGTGCGGAGGCAATTCAAATTTCAAATCGTGATAAATTATTTTGATTCTGTCAGCATGCTGTTTAACATGCAGGCTATTCACGATTCTTTCCATGTCTCCAACATATGTAAGCCTGCATAAAGCCACTATCTCCCAATCTGTATTAAGCAATACTTCTTCTACAAAATGCGAACCTAGAAATCCTGCCGCACCGGTTATTAATATTTTCCTCATTTGTATCCTATTAAATATAGTATTTATTCGTGCTTATCCATCTCCGTTGATAATACTATATTAGCTTCTTGGTCTCGTATGTCTACTTTAGATATTTTATTAGATGTTTCATATACCGTATTGGTAATTTCTCTCGGAGAAACCAAATCATCTAGTGCAGAAATGCTGTTGGATATGGTTGGTATATTAATATCTGATATATTTGTTGTATCTAGTACATATACATCAACAAAATATGAATTTTTTTCCATAGATAATATTTGACTGTAGCTATGACTCATGATTTTACCACCTTATTATATAATACTAATGCCAGAACCGCTCCAGCAATTCCCATGAATAGTCCAGCGGGCTCAATCGATTGGTTCATGCCTAGAAGATAATGCGTTGCACCACCAAAATAGGAACCCGTGATGCCTAATGCTATTGTTTTAAAAAATCCAAAATTTTCTTCTCCAGGCACTAAGCTTTTGGCTATTGCCCCAACGAAAATGCCATATACACACCATACTAATAAGCTAAACATTGTTTGAAGCCTCCACGAGTTTAATTAATTTTTCCTCCGTGAGATTTTCACCAGTGTCCATAATAGCGTCCAGAATAATTTTACCATACTGTTTATATTTTTCTATGCCAATCTGTTGTCTTATTGATTTTCTGATTCTCATCTTAGTAAACCAGCCTTTCCGTGTGCATAGCTCTTTTATTTGATTTGCCGTATATTTATCTGTAGACTTATTATCATTATTACATTCTTGCACCACACGAATTAGATTAAGTACTATTCCTACTATCATAATAGTCAAAATAATACTTCCAAAATTTTCATTTTCAGTATTGTTGGCAGCTTTATCAGATATGTGCTGGGCCACTTCTTCTAGTGTTGAATTATTCATTATTGATAATAATACCTGGATTTATAAAATCTGCTGGAAGTTCTTTATTTTCCGGTTCGCAATATCCACAACTAACTTTTGCTATACCATCACCACTTATATACCATCCTTTGCCTTTGCATACTGGGCAATCTTTTCTTTTATATTTTTTAACAGGTTGTTCCTGCTGTTGTGATAGAATTTGAGCACCCGTTAATGTGACAACGGATGTTGTGCTGTATCTTGGTAAAGACGCTGCTGTGATCGCTGTAGCTATGAGGCCAGCAAATAATAGAGTTTTACTCATTTTTAAAAACCTTGTCTAATAAATCTCTTATGGGCCTTTTTCTTTTTGGTGTGACCATATCTGTTTTAGTATCGGGTGCAAAAATTTTGATGATAGCTAAAATAAAATTTGTAATAGTTTTTATTAGGCTATTTAAGGCTATTCTGTCTAGTAGTTTCATAGATAATCTCCAAAACCATAGTCTGGTAACTTCTGTGGTGGAAATCCGTTAAAATCACTAAAGGCATAAGCTCCATTTTGCCTCAACATACCTTCGGCTACATCGGCGTGTATTAAAAAAGAACCGTCTGGGATAGGACCCCATTCTGGATGGCCTCCATCATTCCATTTGCCCCAGCTATTTTGGACTAGAAAGGCTGGTTCTCCACCAGTATCGTCGCAAGCCGTCCATGCCATCGCGTGGGCCCAGCTGCCAGATTTACGAGCAAATCCCTTAGAATCGCGGCGATTAGAAAATCCATAACCAGAACATACACTTAATCCATACCCATTGGCCAATGCGTCTCTAGCTTCTTCAACTGTTCTAATTAATGATACAGTTCGGACCTGATGGTTATCTGCTTCATCTATTACATTATCTGGTAAACCTCTAGATCCCCATTTAGCGCCCATACTGCCATTGTATTTACTAAAGTCTGCTACACCAGGATAATTTTTACGAACAAGAACGCCACCTGTTTGGCTTACAAAAGTTGCTGCCCTACTACAACTCATACCTTGGCCACCATGACCTCTTGCTCCATAAATAGCTTCTGTAGCACCTCTAGCAACCCAGCTTTCTTTATCTCCCTTAATATCAATTTCTACCGCCCTTGTTACATCACACCCGTTGCGAGTAGCGTGGCTGACACAATCACCAGTTGTCTGGCGCTCTATATAAGCATTCTTATCAAATTTCAATACTGATTTGAATGGTGTTGACAGTTTACCTTTGCCGCTGTTTTTAATTTTTTTAGCGCCATCTTTAAAGTAGGCGTATTTGCTATTCTCTATAAGCTCATCATATACATGCTGTTCCCATAAGCATCCACTAAATCCTTTTCGATATTCATTATAAAGTTGATCTGGTGTCATTCTTGGCATTATTTACTGCCCTCATAAAAAGCCCAGCTTAATGCCATAAATGCATCAACAGATTTTGTTCTTAATTCTTTATCTAGCACGACATCCTCATCCCCAATAGTGTTTATCAATAAATTTTTGGCAGCTTCCGCCAAGCCAGGATATTTATCTTTGATATTTAATCTAAGCATTTTACCAGCTAGGCTATTTGCCTGTCGTATAGCCGAAGTGTCCGATATTACCTTATCGTCACTATCTAAAGCAATCAGTGTTGCCATGTCGCAATACAGCGAAGATAATTTTAAACAGTCTCTAGATCTGGTAGAGTCGCTTGAATTTTTTAATAGAGTGGAGATTTTTCTAGCATCTTCCAACAGCACATCATCGGATGGGGCGTCTATAACATAGTTTTCTATAGATACGGCCGTTGGATTTATTAGATTAATGTTGGGTAGATTGTTTCCGAATACCCCAAACAATAGTAAAATTCCACCAATCACTAATAAGATGTTATTCTTCATTTACTTTTTCCTTGTTAACTATTGTCTTGTCTTCACAAACCATAGGAGAGAGATATGGAAACATTTGATCAGCAACCTCTACGGCTTTTTTGCATCCACTTTTTTCAGCCAGATCTCTTGTTTGTTTCCACGACACAACTAAATCAAAAAAAAGATTTTCATCTAGGTGTTTTTCGGAGTTGTTTTCTATGCTTTTTTTGATAGATTCTGGTATATTGTTATCTCCCATTTTTCCTTTAACCTGATTAACAAGATCCATAATCATTTTTTGTACAGGGCTCATTCTGTCTTTAAACAATACCCAGATAATTAAACCAGCACCAGCATAAAGTGCCAAATCAGTTGGACCCAGAGCAGAGCTAAAGTCATTGAAACTATCGGTAAAATTCATTATTTCCTCACTATATTATTAAGATTATTGATAAAGTCTATTACTATTTGATTTTTCGCCAATACTTGTGCGTCGGCTACGGTTTTTGGTTGAAATACACCGACCTGCCTAAATGTCGCGACCATAGCATCTATGCCAGAACTAACTAGAATCATCAGGAATGATTTTACATGGCTGTGTATTATTGGCTCTAATATCCTTGGCACCCAGGGGATACTAACCACTGTGAATATTTTGTCGTAAAAATTAGATATAAGCTCCAGGGCCAGCTCCTTTTTCTCTGGACTACTAAGATCATTTCCAAGATTTTCAATCAGTCTGATTACAACAGCTGTTAATAGTTGTAAAATTTTCCAAGCCTCACTGACTGCAAAATACTTTACTTCAGACAGAGATTTTTTGGTTTCATTAATTAGATTTTCTACTTCATCGCGTATTAAATCTTTAGTAGTGAGTTCACTCATAATTGTACCTCATATAGTAATATAATGTTTGATATCTTGGTATGTAGTGTCGCCTATTCCGTTTACTTTTTTGATATCAGATACTTTTTGAAATTCTTCATTTTCTCTATAATCAATAATGCATTGTCCTAAATATGGACCGATATGCGGCAATCTAATTAGCTCTCCTAGTGGAGCTGTATTTATATTAATTTTTTTGTTTCTTTTGTCTACACCAACATAATCTTCTAATTCTTTACGTATTAGATCTGATTCTTTTTGTTTGGTTTTTTCGTATTCTATCTTTTCTTCTTTTCTTTTCCTGATATATCTAGACAAAACCATGGCTTGTCCGCCCAACAATATCACGCTTTCTGTGACGTGTGTAAATACATCAGTCAGTTCATCTTTGGTTTCTGGTTCGGATATAACTCCAAAAAGAAATAATCCACTCATTATAAAACTAACAAGTGTAAACCAGAATTCACTTGTTTTATAGCTTGCTTTTCTCATAATATATTCTCTTGCGATATTTATATATACACCACAAGAAGACTATCTATGGAACAATGGAGGCGCTGATAGCTGAGAAAAATTGAGCATAACTTTGCGGGCATAGCTCTATAGGACCTATATATATCTTTATTATTTGTTGTGATCCTATATAGATCCTACATGCGTCGTTTGATCCTATTTTAATTGGCATAATTTACACTATAAAATATATGGTATTGGGATCGGGGTCTAATAAATCATAATTTGCTTGTGTAATTTGTACCATATTTAATATACCACTAGCTCCACTGACCGCTGTAGGATTACTAGGCACTCCAACGCTAGGCAAATCTGACCAAACGTCTAGTCCATTGCCCACCTTCAGAATACCACTATCAACGGCTATTGCTGGTTCTCCACTGGCTAATATTTCATTACTGTAATATAGGGTTTCGTAACCACCTTTTCTTAGAAATATTGTAGAATATCTGGTCATTTGTTGTTCTTTATGCTGGGGTTGGACTTGGGGTTGGGGTTGGGGTTGGCGTGAATCCCCCTCCGTCTAATGCCACAGGTATTTCATAATAGTCTACTTCATCAAATTTATTGGTTAATTTATTTTCTATGTCAAGAAAATTTTCAGAAAATTTACCACCATCAGAACTAATAGAACCGTTTGTTTTGTCCAAATGGACGACTTTAGAGCCATTTTTGATCTGCGTATCGCCATTGATCGCATTTGTTATGACATCATTTGTAATGATATTTCCCATAATTTGCCTTAGGAATAAGTATACTGTTATTGTCTATTATAGTAGTATACACCTTTGTGATGTGTCAAGCAATATTTTGTTTTTGTTTATTTATTATTGTCAACAATATGAGTCATTGATCTGACCTATTGAGGTGGCGGTGGAGGAGGCGGAGGAGGCGGTGGAGGAGGAGGTGGTGAACCCGGTTCACAGCCACTAAAGACAAAACTTACATGTGTGAATAGAGGGTTGTTCACTGCTGCGGATTGGCCAAAGGTTTCGGGGTCTACAAAATAGGGCGATCCTTCTGGATCCCAAACGCTATAACTATCGCAGAATATAAAATTGATACCTTCGGGGCCGTGTGGGTTATCCGGGTCGTTGTCGCACGCGTCGCAGTCACAATACCAGTAAGGAGAAGGACACACACTGCAATCTAGTACGCTATTGCTAAATGCGGCCATTTCCCAAGCCTTATTGCCCGTACAGGGCTGACAGCTGCAGACATTTGGATCAGCATTGAACTCTTCTCCCGGGGCGCAATCGGGCGGCCATTGCTCTCCGTTGGCAATTTGATCCCTTCCGTCACAAACATAATTGCAGCCAGTTGCATATGTGTAATGCGCCTTGCTGGGCGCTGGATTATATAAATTATCTTCTATTCTGGCATAGGTCGCTTTATCTTTGTCTTCCGCCAAGTCTGTACCAGCAGGACATTCATATTGACATGTATTACCGTTCCATGTTTTTCCAAAAGATTCTTCGGCTGCAATTTTATCGTCGTCCAGACATGTTCCTCTTATATAGTTTCCAACAGGCAAAATACCTGGTCCATATCCAGGGGATGCTCCAGTAGTATATTTTAAACAGCCACATCCAGCACCATTTTTCCATGTGTATCCAGCTTCACAAGATTTACATTCACAAGGACCAGATAATGCAGGATTATTTTCTCGTTCTAGATTACATCCACAATCAGGATAACACGCTTTAACCTCATCAGCCTGTATTGGTGCTACAAAATCAAGGATTGACCATAAAGGAGTTGAACCACTACCACCAGCGCATGTTGTTGTATTAGGATCGCAAACACATGTACAAGTAGTTTTATCTAAATGGGTATTTGCGCCTAAACAAACCTTTTTTCTAGATGGGTCCAAGGCAGCAAGAGCTTCAAATGAATAACCGACAATTGATGATAATAGATTATATATATCACTATTAAGGGCAGCAGTGACATATTCATTCCATGCATATTTCATATTGTTCATATCTATTCTGGCCTGGTCCCTATCGGCAATACGTCTGGGCAGGGCTTGCGATTCTTGAAATCTTAGAATGGTGTTTTGCTGGTACAGATTTTCGTTTCGTAGTATTGAATTGTTGGTTCTGTTTTTAAGTATTTCTGAAGCGTCTATTTTGCGTTGGAGCTCCTGTACCAATGCAGTATTTCCGTCGGTTATTGCCTGTGCCTTATCTATCGTTAGATCATAGATATGAGTCTGAATTCTAGCAAGATAGTTTTGGAGGTTCTTTTTTTTTGCTATTAGTCTATCTATTTCATCATCTAATTTTTTTATATTCCTCCGAATAACAGCAATAACATCTTGTAAGTCATCAAAAAGTCTCTGATAGTATCTCCAGTCATAAATAGCATCTGCTGCTTCATGCAGCCTATCAGTGTATTTGCCCCATATTCCTAACCATTTTAATATCGCTTGAAAACTTTGGCCACCCTTCCATAAATCGCTAAGATAATCACTTATTTTACCAGCTTTTGCTATTTTACCAAATAGTGACAAAAGAGGAATATTCAATGGAACATAGCAATCACATGGCGCATATCCAAAAAGAGCAATACCGGGATCTCCTCCATTTTCATCGTCTATTGTAATTGTTAATACATTTGGAAGTAATCGTGACGAACCCCTTGTAAGAGGTGAGTCGCAACCGCCATCTGGATCATTGTTTGATAAGGTCCTAGCATATTGTGCCTGATTTTCTCTTTCTTTTGTTGTATAGCTGGAGCTTTGTGCAGAATTTGATACTCCATTGTTATTTTCGATATTGGATTCTATTTTATTCTGATTTTGAGATGATAATATTGATTCTGGCCCAGGAACTGGAACGGATGGGTTGCCCAATGTGCTACCGCCGTTGTTGAAATCATTTTCTGATTTTGCTTTGCTGATAAAATCTGACACGTTTATTTCGCCCTTTAGATAAAAAGTTAATAATATTTTAAGAACACGATGGACAAGGTCC